ATGAAGCCTATCGTCGCCGCTACACCCGACCAGGTGCGCGAGACGCTACGATCATTGGCCGTGGAGCACCGCGTGACGCTCGCCGCATTGTCGCGCATGTTGCGCCGACCGTCCGGCTATCTGTCGCAGTTCGCGCGCGGTGCTGGTCCGACACGACTGCCGGTCGACGAGCAGCAGCTGCTGGCGCAGTACTTCCGGGTCGATCCGCGGCTGTTCGGGGAACGCGAAGACTGGGAACCCGACCGGTAGCGGCCGCAGCTAGAGCTGCAGCATGGCTCCCCCTCGCTGCAGCCCGTTCCCTGTTCTGAATATGTTCTAGCCGAATCACCGTTGCGCGTGCTTCACGGCGCGGATGGCGAAGCACGACACGGCCCCGATCAACCTTGCTCTCCAGGTGCTGGCCGAGGCGGTCGCGCGGCACCCTGCCGACCCGATTACCACGCAGCCGGTGCAGCTGGCGCTTCGCACGCTGTACCCGTACCTGCGCGATCCGAAGGACCTCACGCGGTTCTGGCAGGATGCAGGCCGGACAGATCCGATATCGCTCAGCAGCCGGCGCGGGGATTACGCGGCGATCGCGACGCGGCTGGTGGCGCTGGGGTTCGAGGTCGATGCGCGGCTGCGGTAAGCGGCAGTGGGCCGGTTGGCGGGAGTAGCGGCAGGCATTTCCCCCTCACTTCCACCTCATGCCAAAGCATGATAATCGAAGCGGGCCGCAACGGTGGTTGCACACCGCGCGGCCCTAACCACCATCGCACGGAGCGCGACAATGGCTGACCTAGATATTAGCGCAACTTCGCGCGTTACGGAACACTCTCAAGCGGCAACGCCTGATACCCGGAGCCCCCACCGGTATCTCGTTCTCGATAGCATGCGCGGTATCTGCGCATGCATCATCGTGTTGCTTCACCTCAGCACCCAAGGATATATCTCGAACAGTCAGTTTGTTCGGAACGGTTTCCTGTTCGTGGACTTCTTTTTCGTACTAAGCGGGTTTGTGATTGCGGCCAGCTACGGAAGCCGCCTCTCCAAAGGGTTCTCTCCGGTAGCTTTTATGGCTCTGCGACTGGGCCGAGTTTACCCGATGCACCTTGTAATGCTGGCGCTGTTCTTGGCGTTCGAGATCGCCTTCGCGGTATCGTCAACGCAGTTTGCAGGCCGCGCTCCCTTCTCCGAGGTTTACGGTCCGGGTCTGCTGGTAGCGAATTTGGCCCTGGTGCAGATTTTCTTTGGCCCCGATCGCACAAGCTGGAATGCGCCTAGCTGGAGCATTGCTGCCGAGGTGTGGACCTATCTGGTTTTTGCGATGATCTTTCGGCTCGCCGGACGCTGGCTCGTACCGATCTGTGCGGCGATTGCCGTCGCGAGTTGCCTCTACCTCGCCATGCTGACCGATCGCTATCTTGAGGTATTTCACAACGGCGCTTTTGCCAGGTGCCTCTACGGCTTCTCGCTCGGCGTAATCGCCTATGCGGTTCAGCAGCGCATCCGATCATCGGCAAGCCAGAAGGGGTCTCAGGGTTTGTGGACGCTTGGTGAAGCTGCAATGGTCGTGGCCGTTATCGCAGCGGTCACGTTCTCCGGGCCTAGCGTTTCCTCTCTCGCGATCCCGCCGCTCTTCCTACTTGTGATCCTGCTGTTCGCTCAAGAGAATGGCCGGTTGAGCTATATTCTTACCCGCAAGCCCTTCGTATTTGTCGGGACGCTATCGTACTCGATTTACATGATTCACAGCTTCCTCGAGCTGCGGTTCGTCAACGTCATTTCCGCGGTGGGACGGATCATACACCGCCCGCTCGTGGTATCGGTTAGCGGCCACAACGAGATCGGCTTCGGTCCGTTATTTGGTGATGCGATGTCGCTGCTGATGCTTGCGATCACCATTGCCTGCGCCATCCTTAGCTACCGCTGGATCGAGCAAAAAATGAATGACCGGACCCGTAAATGGGTGGCATCGCGTTTCCATACCGGAGTGCGCGCGAGCGAGGATGCAGCGCCTACATTCTAATAATTCGGCACTATGGCGATGGGCACAGGTAAGGTTCTTTCCACCGCCATAGTGTGCCTTCCGAATATTATGCGTTCGCCGCCACCGCCGCGATCATCGGGCTGGTGCGATCCAACTCGTCGCTCTGCGACTGCCACGGAAGCTGCAATCCGGCACGACCGTACCAGACGGCATTCCCGCCGACCAAAGCGCGGTAACGCTGCAAGTAGCGCGCCACCGCCGTTCCAGCGCGGCTGTCAGACCGGATAGCTGACATCAAGGCCTGCGACGCAGTGCTATCGGGCCAACTGATCAACGTGTGCGTGTTGAACTCGTAGGACACGAACTGGATTGCATCCACGCTCAGGCCCTTTGACACCAGATATTCTGCCAACTCGTTCTTCCGAGTGCGTGCAAGGTTGACTGCAGTGTCGATCGGATCGTTACGTTAGCATAGAAGGCATCCACGCACGCCGCGAGGTTGGTGGTGTAGAGCGCCTTCGTTCGCGGGGTCCACGTCCCGAAGCCCGCATCGCTGTAGTTGCTCATGGCACTGCCACTGGCCGAGGCATCCCAGTAAGGAGCAACACCGGCCTCCTTGATGACCTTGAAGTTATCGTCAAAGTCGAGCGCGTACTTGATGGCGCTATTAACCTGCTGAATAGCCCACCACAGGAATGCAGGGAGAAGCGTGGAAGTGTCACGCCCGATTGCAGTGTAGGCAGCCTTGGCGATGTTCGACGCCACTACAAGCCGCTGAGAGACCCAGCGCACACGAGCGATGTTGGTGGCATTGGTATCATATACTACCTGCCAGTAGGCGTTCGTGGCTGCCGTAACATTTGCATTGGTATCGTTGGCGGTGACAGGTTGCAGAGCCTTCCACAGCTGATAGCCAACGCCGGGGATATTCCCGAGAACGGTATCGCCGGTGGCGAATGCGCGGGTTGGGGTTGCCGTCTTAGCCGAGCCGCTCACGTTGAAGTTGGCGTCCAGAGGGAGCGGTGTGATAGGAACTGCCCCAGCGGTTGTGGCGGAGATGGTCAATCCTGCCCGAACGCCTCGATCTGCCGAGTCATACCACTGGCTAAATTTGTCGTTCCAGTGCTCGTTGACGAACTCGATGTGGACCGGAAGGCCGGGGTTGAGGTTCGCTGCGATGTAGTCGAACTCGGATCGCATCGAGTCAGCCGTCTGGTCGAGGAACATGCATAGCCACAGGTCCTGTCCCGTCTGGTTGCACAAGTCCACGGCCATGGCCACGGACATGCGGAAGAACTGCTGGACGTTGTTAATCGTCTTGGTGCCGCCGTTGTTGTTGACAGGCCGAGCATCCATCATTCGGAAGATTTTACTCTTCGCAAATGCCATACTTGCGACGACCTCATCGGTGACAAGCTGGTTGGGCTTGGTGTCACCCTTGAGCTTCATCGTTGGACGGAAGCCCATCGTGGTGGCAGTTTTGCCGGTCGGAATTCCGCTGAAATTAATTTCAGACTGCGGCTGTCCGGCAGTGATCGTATAGTTCGTCTTTACGACCAAATCACGGGCTTTGTTATTGGTATCAAACTGGTATTCAGTACCAATTGTGTAATAGTTACCATCAAGATTGTTTGTACCGGCTGCCATACCGTTTGGATATACGATCGGGTAAGTACCGAGTCGCGCCCAGTAATACGGCAGGATCATACGGATAGAACTTTCACCAGCCTTATAGCCGTTGATGTATCCGTTCTTATCTACACCATCCAAGCCGTCATCGCTGTAACCCCAATCGACGTAGCTGCTACCCTTGCGGTAGTCGGAGCGCCGCACTTCGTCCCGGGCATAATCATTCCCGCTGTAGTACGAATAGTTGCCGTCCTGCTGACCAACACGCAGCGGGAAGATCGTCTGGCGCGCAGGGATCGCGAAGTTAAGCGCCCCGAAGGATGTGGGGTTGGAGGCATCGCGGACGTAGAACGTCGACGGGCCTGCGGCACCGGCAGGCAGCGTCGCGCTAAAGCTGTAGGTCTGGCCGCTGATGCCCGAGAAATTCGTCCAGGGCGTGACAACCGTGCCATTTGCGAGGACGACCGCATACTGAAGCTGCGCGATCGTGCCCGTGAACGTCCCGGATACAGTGGTCGTAATCTGGGAAGTGGCCGCGAGGGGGTCCGTGGCGTTCACAACCGAGACAACCGAAATAGCCGTGACATGGTTGTCGTAGATGTTGAGCGCGCGGGTGATCGGGCGCGGATAGGCTGTCGAGCTTGTGTTCTGCGCCCCGCCGATAGCCAAGGCATTCACGGCAGGAACGTCGCGAACGTCCAGGCCAAGTCCACCGCTGGCAGACGCAGACTGCGACATCTCTGCATCGTTGATGTACATTCGCATATAGCCGTTGATGATGGCAAAACGCAGCTTCGAGCCATAGGCCAACGTACCGAAGTTAATGAAGCCCGTGAGAGGAGTGCTGACGCCCCCCACCTTTTTCGAGGGCGTGAAGCCGTGGTAGCCCATATCCACATTGATGTGGTTGTTGGCGTCCGTGTAGCGCAGGCGGTTCAGGCGAACCGACCCAGGATCATCCAGCGGGCTGGTTACATAATCCATGTACACTTCAAGCTCGTGATCGGGGCCTGCCGTCGCGTGCTTCCACAGATCGTTGGCAGACAGGCCGGTGGCTACCAGTGCCCCGCCTTGGATCTTGAGCGTGTCGCTCCCGCCGACAACCTGCGTCCATCCCGCATACCCATTCAGCGAGGTATTGTCCGGGGCCGCAGACAAAGGAGCGGCGTAAGCGAGGGTCCGCAGCGCGGTCATCATCACATTGCTGAAAACGGTCACCCCGCCAACAGTGTCGCCCCGCGCGATGAAGTGGCCATCATCGAGCGTAGAATTCCAGGTATAGGTAGATGTCGTGACCGCCGGGGACATGGCGACCCCATCGCGATACCAGTTGGTCGCGATGGTCGGGTTTCCAGTCCACACCGACGACGTCGAGCTGATCGTGTTCCCGTTGATCGGTGTCCCCGAGATCGCGGGATAAGTCGTGGGAACCGGCGCGCCCGCGACTGGGGTAGCGCTTTGGATAGCCGAGGTCGGACCTTCACCAACCGAGTTGACGGCAGAAAGCGCGTAATACCGGATTGTGCCGTTCGTCAGGCCCGTTTCGATATAGGGCGACGCCGACATGATCGTGCCGACCAACGTAAGCGTACCTGGCGCTGAACCGGCATACAGCTTGTGCGCGGTAATAGCCGCACCGCCGGTAGCGCCATCGTTCCAAGTAAGGGTGTTCTGCGCATTGCCGGGCGAAACAGTGAGCGTTGGAGCTGCGGGAAGGGTCGGGCTTGGCGTAGGTGTCGGCGTTGGGGTCGGAAGCACCGACACCACGTTTCCAACCACTGGCGCGGCCAGGCCGAGCCCCTGACCGGTCTGAAGCACCAGCAATGGCACCATGACACGCGCCAGTCGGTCTTTTGCAGGGCCGTGCTGGATCACCGCGGCAACGGATGCACCACCTCGATCGTGCGCCTGCCATCAGGCTGCCGGCATCCGCCGGGTTGGCGGGGGCAGCCACGCCAGCGCGAACGCATACCGAGGCAAGCGCATCGTCGAGCGTCAGACGATGGGGCGGGTTGCCGGGAAAGCGGGAATCCCAAAGCAGAATGGTCTTCATCGGTAGATCTCCGGAAAGGAACAGGGAGGAAAATTAAGGGCGCGTGCAGGTGACGATCGCGGCGTCCGCACGCTCGCCGTAGCCGCCCGGGCCGCTCCACTCCGCGAGCTTGGCTCCGAGGACGGCAGCTAGGCGCGCGAGCGACGTCGGCAGCGCGCCGAGCGGCACGGGCCGCGCGGGCCGGGTCACGACGCAGGGACGTTGTACCTCGCGCGTGACGGTCACGGTCTTGATCTGGACCGCGGGCGGCGTAACCTTGGCGGCGCACCCGGCAAGCGCCAGCGCGGCGATGATAGCAAAGCGCATCACAGTCCCTTCAGGTTGTTGAGCAGCGCGGTCGGTGCGGCGCAGTCGGGCGAGGTCGGCAGCGTTGTGGCCAACTTCAGCAGCGTGTCGGTCCGGCCCTTGTCGGCGTCGCGCCGCGCGTCCGCCGTGGCGACGTTGGCAGCGTTCTGCGTCTTGCTATCGGCGAAGGCGTCCGCGCGCGCGCGCTGTCCGCTTCCTTGGCTGCAAGCGCTGCCTCGAGGTCCTTGATCGACGCGAGGTTGATCGCGTTCTTCTGGATCTCGGCATCGCGCTCGGCGACGTGCTGCGCATCACGCGCGTGGCACTGGGTAGCATCGGCGCGGGCGAAGAAGACGGCGATCGCGAGCACGGTCATGCCGACCCCGCCAACGATCGCCTGCCAGTATTTGGCGAGGAAAAAGCTCATGCCGTGCCCCCGTTAATTTGATCAGCAGCGTCTGCCGCCGCGCCCGCAACCTTGTCCGCAGCCTGCCCGCGTCGCCGCCGGTGCGCAGCTTCAGCCCCCAGCCCTCCGCGTCGATCTTGGCTTTCAGATCGCGCGTGACGATCGTCAGGAACGCGATCGCGACGACTCCGAGCAATCCGACTGCGGTCCACCCGAGCCACTTGATCAGTTCCATCTCGATCGACGTGCAATCAGCGATCGAGCTAGTTGCGAGCTTCGTGTCGGCCACGCGGACGCTGCACCATTTGACGGGATCGGACAGGATCCAGATCAGCCAGGCGAGGAAAGCGAGCAGCACCGGCAGACCGACGATGATGGCGATCGACGTCCACGACTTGCGACGGTTCGTGACGATGCTCATCGGGGGAACTCCGGCAGGTCGACCGTCTGACCCGACAACGCGTGCGTGCAGTCGCCCAGAAACTGGATGCGGCCATCAGTGACGAAGCTGTGGCATACTTCGGGAGGTCGCCCGGTTCGCGCTGGAACGCGAGATCAACAGCCCGGCCGGTCGTCACAAGCACGGAAGGTGTCAGCGTTGGGCGATCTAAGTCGCATTCCAGCCCCAGGCCGGACGATCGAGCCCCTCCTTGATCGTGCAGACATGCGGGGAGTTGCAACCTGGGCAGTGGAAGGCGAGGCGGGAATGGTCCGAGTTCCAGAGGACTGCTCGCTCACCGCGAATTTGGCGCGCGCCCATCACTGCGCCGCCAGCGCAGCGGCGACGTCGGCGCGAATATCGACCCGCACCGGCTTGCCGGGCAGGAAGCTCGGCTTGCTGACTGGGTAGACGTTGACGATGCCATCGAGGTGCTTCCAGCGGCCGTCGAAGAACAGGGCAGCTTCGTCCATCCGCCGTTGCTTGAGATCGCCGTCGTTCAGGTAGTGCGTCTCGAGGAACTTCCGCGCCTCAGCGACCTTGCCCGCCAGAAACACGCCCACTCAAGTCGTCGCCGCGATCGCGCCGGTGTTGTAATGGATCGACAGCGCCGCGGCGAACTGCGCCTCGGTCAGGGCGCGGCCCTTGAACGCTGCCAAGACCTCGGGCCCGTATTTGGTGCGCAGCAGCCAGATATAGACCTCGAGCACGCGCTCGATCGTCGCAGGCTTGTCCTTGTACCGATCGACCAGATGCCCGGAAGCGTCCGTCACGCCGACGCCCCATGTGCCGACTCCGACGCTGTCGCGGTACCATTCGCGGACGATGCCCTCGGCACCGACGAGTTCGCACGCGATGCGCGCAGTGATGCATCCGTTGATCGTCATGATCTCGGTTTCCCTTCGATTGGTTTGAAAGCGCGCAGCAGGTGCGCGGTCGGCTGGAGGTGTCAGTCTGCCTTCATCATGGTCTCGGCCAGGTGGCCGATCTCTTCCGCGCTTGTGAACGCGGTCGGCAGGATCTCGCGGAGCAAGACACGCGCTTGACGGGCTACCGAATTTCCGGGCGACACCCGCTCAAGCTCATCGATCACGAGCGTCAGCACGAACCGCTGCTGTCCAATCGGGATCGTCTGGCCGCGATTTGCGCCTCAGCGATCGTCATGCGCCGGGACTGCGCATCCTTCGACTGCTTAAGGGACTCGATGTCCTTCCACATCTCGGCACGCATGCGTTCCTCGGCATCGATGTCGATCTTGCGCCAGCCCCCGCGGTTCTTGATCCATGCGACCAGCGCCCCGCCGCCAAGTAGCAAATTGATGAAACCGAAGATCGCACCCCAGCCGATGGGCAGCCCGACCAGGTCCGGGGCATGGTTACCGGTCATGCTTTTGGTACCAAAGCGAGCCGGCACCCATAACCAGGGCAAGGATGAGGGCTGTCGTGTATGAGAGGACGGCGTGCACTCGAAACAGGAACGAAAGCCGGTTCAGTGCTAGAAGGAAAACGATACCCCAAACCGGGTCGAGATAGCGCCCCCGGCGTCGAAATATCCGTGCGACGGCCGGCGAAAGACAGCCGAGGCAAATCAGCCACGCACCAACGGCTGCGCCGCGAAGCGCATCAGCAAGCAACATCACGGTAGCTCCTATTATTTCGGCGCCATGCCCAGGAAGGCCGTCTCGATCGCGCGGGCGCAGTGCCCCGACTTCGATCCGAGCAGCATGAAGAGGTGGTCGATCGCCCAGGCGCATGGCTTGCCCCACCAGGCCCCCGCCATCGCCGCGCGCCCGACGCGCGAGCTTATCGTCTCGTCGGCCGAGGGGCAGTTACCGCCGAAGATCAGGTAGTAAGGCCCGGCGAGCAGCACGTAGGCGAACTGGTCGATCGCGATCAGGATCTGGATGATCCAGCGGCCGAGCCGCTTCATAGCGCCGCGATACGGTCGTAAGTGGCAGCGCTCACCCAACCCTTGCTGACCAGGTAGCCGAGGCCCTCGAGGGTGCGTGCGTCCTTGGGATCGATGTTGCCGGACGCGGATTGCGCCCGATCATAGATCAGCTTCGCTAGGGGATCCGACATCGTCGCCGTGACGATCGCGACCTGCTCTACCAACGGGAAAAGGTCGACCCACTCGTTGAAGGTGTATCGGACCGACACCGGCAGCGTCACGGCTCCCGGCACCAGCACGTCGTCGATGACGTGCCAGCCACGCGGATCCGTCGACGGATCGAATTCGATGTACGCAAACCCGGTCTCGGCATCCGGCACGATCTCTGCCGATATCGTCCCGATCACGGTCCCGGTTGCGATCTCATAAAGGGCAAGGTGGTTCATAGCGCGGTCCAGTAGACAGAGCATTGAGGATTCTGGACGATTGCCCAAGTTCGGTCTGTCGCGCGCGTGGCGACTCGCCAGCGGATCGTCAGGCCTCCCCAAACATTCAGGATGCGGATGACGAAGTTGTCTAGCCGGCCGGCTGGGCCAAACCCGGGGGTCGGCAGGCGGACGCTTGCCAGCACGCTGTTATCGGCCGCGTTCAGGATTTCGAACGACGCATAGATCGAGCCGGTCGCATCGGTCGTTGCCGCGATATTGCCGGTGAAAGTTAGGTAGACTGACCCACCGGACTTGATCGCCATATCGGCACCGAGATTGGGGATATAAGCGATCGAGGGCGTGCCCGCGCCGCCGTACGTGCCCGAGACGCTGCCAGAAGTCGTGGCCGTCATCGTGTTGCGGTCGAGTTCGTTGATCGTCGCCTGATCGAGCGTCGACAATCCGCCCTGGTTGACGAACGACGCCGCCATATTCTCGATTGTACGGTCCGCGAGCGGATCATTGGGGCCTGGCGAATAGGGCGGCAATACCGTCTGCGTCTTCGGGATGACCCCCATGCCGGGCTCCGTCAGGAACAGATACGGGTTGTTGCCCCCGTTGCCGATCATGCGGACCATCAGGATCGCCAAGGCTGCTGTGTCCTCGACAATGTCGTACAGCCCTTCGACGGGCGGACCGAAGTTTGCGGGGTCGCCGAACTGCCCGCCGCCCTGCCGCCCGCCATAGACGCTCGGCGCGTTCAAGAGCTGACCCACCTTGTTGAAGATGAGCAGGAACAGCTGCGCGATAGAACGATGCGGGGCTAGAAGGGCGCGGAAATACGCGCGGTCGCCCTTCTTGACAGGCATCATGTACCCGTTGCCGCTCGCGAGGCTGTCCCCGCCCCATGGCCCGGGGGACCAGAACACGTCGATGTAGTCGTTGTTGTTCCCGTCACCGCGGAGAGTGTCGGTGTAGGTCGCATACGCCACGTTCCTCAACCCCGAGTAGTCGGCGTTGAGGTTGAGTCCGGTGTTAAGGATCGCCGTGGGCGAACCGTTCGATCCATTCGGAGTCACCAGTGCGGACCGAATACCCGGGCGGAGGCCCTGGAGTCCGCGGACAAAGCTGGACAGGACGAACTGGTTCACGCCGGTCGCTACGGTCGTTCCGGTCGCCGCCGAATATTGGAACCAATAAGCGCTTCCGGGACCGGGAGGGTTACCCGCCGTGGGTGTCGTCGCAGTGTAGAGCCAGGTCGACCCATCATCGAGGCTGACAATGTTGCCTTCGCGGTAAGTCGTCAGGCCTAGATATGCCCCGAGCGGCACAAGCGGCGCGGTGAAAGCGATGTCGGACAGCGCGTGGACCGTCCATGCGCGTTCCGCACCGATCGAAATCTTCTGCCATGGTGCTGCGACGTCGATCTGGCTGACCGACGACACCGGTGGCAAGGCGCTGCCGTCCGCGGCGAGCGTGGTGTTGGCTGCGCCGATCGCGACGGGGGCCACGAACAGCTTGCCCAGCCACGACACACCCGCGACCGCGTTTACGCTCGCCGCGATGCTTTGGATCAACTGGCGCGCGGTAGTCTGTTCCTCGATATAGATCGAGATCGGATATGGCCGGGCGGCGTCTAGCGCGTCGAGGGACACATCGTCGATCTTGCCTGCGCCACCGGAAAAGAGCGCAATACGCCGGATGATTTGGCCTGGCAGCCGCGCCCAGCCGTCCTGGCCGGCTGAGTCGCCGCCGACTAGAAAACTGATCAGGCCGGCAGGAGGTGCACCGAAACGGGCCATCCCGACTGCCTTAGCGGTTGCCCAGCGACCTGCAGGGATCGCGGCTCCGATTAGAGCGGCATAGGAAGCATAGTCGCCGACCGAAGGTGCGAACCGGTTCAGCTTCTCGAGCGCCGTGTCGATGCTGCTGATCGCGTTATATGCCGAGATCTGGAACACGTTGTTGATGCTGTCGATCAGCTTCCCCGGGACGTAGCGTGGAGCGCCCAAAGCCAGCGGCTTCGTTTGGCCCTTCATCGTAGCGGCCCCCTCCGCGCCGCTCGTGCCTGCATATGTCGTGAGCAGCGCTGTATCGAGCCACTTGTCGTCGACCGCGAAATCTACAGCGGCGGTGCCGTTTTCGATCTTCGGCTGCGAGGAGATGCGACCGTCGAACCGCAACGTCCAGTTGTCCGGGCTGCCGCTCGTGACCCGAACTCGCGCGTCAGCAAAGGCGTAGCGCGCGAAACTCGGCCATGGCTCCGTTTGCATGATCAGCGACGATGACGGCGCGGTGATCTGACCTTCGAAAGCGCCATCAAATAGGTCGTATCGCAGCGCCGGAAGCTTCGCCAACGCAGGCCACCATACAGAGGGACCGGGTGCATGGCAGGCATCGGTGTCGTCATGGCTGCTGGCATAGAGCGATACGGGCGCGCCTGCGACAGGGTCATAGGCGTTGATTTCGACAAGGACCGCCATCAAAAGATGCTCACGAGATTGGCCTTGGCTTCGAACGCCGCCGCATTACGCCAGGTGTGACCAAGGTCGCCGACGAGCGCGCCGTAATAGGCGCGGTTCTGCCGTTGCGGGTCTGGCGCGGGGTCGGTCAGAAGTGCGACCATTTCCGTGTTGCCGATCTGCTCGAGCAGCGGTTGCGTTACGGCTTCGACCTCCGCCTTGCGGATATTGGAGAAGGTCAACCCGACCGTGCGCAGCTTCTTGGCGCGCCGGCGCAGCAATACGCCGCGCGCGGAGAAATCGAGCGAACCCAGATCGCGAACCCCGAATGCCGCGCCGTAGTTGAAATTGCGATCGAGCTGTATCCGCTTGCCAATCACCATGCGCGCGATCGTTGCGGCACCCGAAGGCAAGCCAATTACTATCCGCCAGTATCTACCAGTGATCGCAGCACCTGGTGCTTGCCACACGGAGACCCCGTTACGCGAAGTCGGCATTTCCGAACCTGCGAGAAACTGCTGAACGTTGCCCGCGGTGTAAGCACCCGGGTTGAAGACAGACCCCTGTGCCTGCGTCGCAACGTCGATCGACATCGTCCATGCCGTTGTCGCGCCCGCTGCGCCGAAGACCATTATGGTGTCCGCAGTGATGTCTGACCCCATATCCGCAACCAGCGCATGGCTTGACGATGCGGCCGCAACTGCCGACGTCCATACAACGCCAGCATAGTCGTTGCCGACAAATACAGGCTCTCCGACAGAGGTCGAACTAGCAAACGCCGCCGTAATCGGCAGCGGTTTGACGATCCAAGCATTCGCCATCGTTCACCCGTACAGTTCGTAGGTGGTCGTCTCGGTTTCGAGATCGAGCTCGACCCGCGCGACAAGGAATGTGCCGTCCACGCTCTGATCTGCGTCGACCAGGCGCACCTGCGGCAGGCCAGTCGACACCGATGGCCAGATCACGTCGGCAACGCCCACTGCGAACCGCCGGCGCTCAACCCCGATCAGCGCGCCGCGTGCAGTTGCCACCGTGGCCGATTCGCCAACGGCATCGAAATAGCCGGTTGACGGGCTTACGCTGCCGTCCCGCGCGGATGGATAGCGCGCCGCAATCGCGGTGTTGGCGAACGTGCCGGTCACGACGTCGCGCGATGCTGCCGCGATGTCCGCGGGAAGCGCACTCATTTGAGGAAGGCCCGCGGCGCGGAGATGAACCCGCCGGAGCCTCCCCCGGTATTGTCCGCGACCTGTTGCATCAGCGTCGCGATCTGCGCGAGCAGGCCGTTGGTGTCTTCGGTCATCTGGTTCCCCGTGTTAACCCCAGCGGCTGTGTCGGCCGCCGCTTTCGCCGTCGCTTCGGCGAACGGCGATGCGACTGCGGCCGTGATGGGAACAGCATTGTCGATCGACGAGATCGCCTTGTTCGTGGCCGCCTGGATCTCATCGAGCGCCTTGAAATAACCGTCGGTCGAGCCGAGCAGCTGCCGTTCAACGTCGAGGAACGACTTGGCCGCGTCCTGATATTTCGTCTGGTCCACGGCTTGGCCCGAATTGATCTGGTCGAGGAACGGCTGCAGCTGCGCGCGCGCGGTCGCTTCCTGATCGCGGAGCGAATAAGCCGACCCGCTGCCGACCTTCAGGCTGGTCATGAAGTCCTTGAGCGACTGGCTGGCGCTGTCGGTGCTGTTCTTCACCTTGTCCAACTGGAGCGTGTAGAGCTGCTGCGCCTGCGCCATTTGCTCTGTCGTCGCGCCACCTTCCTTCAGCGCGTTGACCGTCTTCTGCCATTTCAGGTTGAGCGCATCGATCGCTGCCCCGACCGGGTCGAGCGCTGCCTTCAGATCGCGCGGGACCGCCTCGATCAGCAGTGCCTTCGTGATCGCCGACTGCAGATCCTGCCCCGATGCGAGGATCGTCTGGCTGGCCTTGCTGATCCCGTTGATGACGGCATTGCTGATCGAATAACGCACCGCATACTCGATCGCGGCTTGCTGATCGCTGCCGAAGTCCTTCAACGTGCTGTCGCTGAAATTATTGTAGTTGAGCGACTTGGTCGTGGCTGTGGTGGCGACGCGATACTTGCTGTCGAACGTTCCAAGCGTCAGCGCCGGCAGGCTCTTGATCGTCGCGCCGAGCTGCTCTGCGATAGAATTGATGCCGGACGCAACCGAAGAGGCCACGCCAGTCGCCGCCGCAATCGCCTCCCCGCTCGTGCCGCTTCCTTTGTTGCCGGTTACGGTCCCGGTGCCGTTGAGCGAAACGCTCGAAGTGCTCCACTTCGGGCTATTGAATAGCCCGCCAACGACGCTGCCCAGAACGCCACCAAGCACCGCCCCGATTGGCCCGGCTGCTCCACCCAGCGACTTCAGCAACCCCGAAGCACCATCACCGATCGTCTTGCCCAGCGCCTTACCGGCAACCTGACCCAGTGCACCGCCGATGCCGGACGCGAGCGGATCGCTCTTCCCCCCGGTGATCGAGGAGAACACCGAACCGCTAAGCCCGCCAATGCTCGCGCCCTTCAGGACATCCGGCAGCGTTTTTTTAAGCCCGGCAGTAAGCGTCTGTGGGAGCTTTATACCGAGACCGTCCAAATTCTTGACGAACCGGTCGAACCCGATACCAAACACCCCGCTCGCCGTAAGCAGCTTCTCGGCACTGCGGTCGATCTTGCCAGTAACGACGATATCAGCCGCACCGTCCGGGCCGGGGCCGGATACACCGTTACCGCGCGACAGTAGGTCGTTCAGCGATCCGGTAGGTCCCGTGACACCGTTGCCCTTCATCAGCTTGTCGAGCAGCTCGGGTGCGATCCCGCCGTTATCGTTTGCCGCACCGCTGGCAAACGATGCCGATGCCGATCGGAAAGCGCGCGTCAGTTCGTCGAGCGCGGACACGTTATCGTTCGCGCCAATTCGAAGCACCTTGGCCGCATCGGTCGCCTGGCTCTCTAGAATTTCTGCCGGCGTCTGCCGACCAGTCATCTTACGGATATAGCTCTCGATATCGCGATCGATGCCGCCGAACAGCTGGTTGCTGATCAGATTGCGTTGCAGCGACTTGAAGTCGTTGACGATGCCGCCAAACAGCCCCTTCACGCCATCTGCAACGCGCCCATCTTGCAAGTCGCCGATGAAATCGTCGAAGGTACGGCGCACGTCGCCGAGCGAGTTTTCGTACACTCCGATGACACGGCGCTGATCCTCGATCTGACGGGTGATCGCTTCCTGCTGTTGCGCACCGCGGAGGAGTGCAGCGAGGTGTTCGGCATCGAGTGGGCCTTGCTGTTCCTGCAGGCGGATAGCGGCCTGCAAGGCGTCCGCCTCGGCGTCACGGCCCTGGAGCTGAAGGCGCTGCACCGCAACGCCTTCCTGCTGGTGCTGGATGAAGTCCTGAAACGGCCGGTCGAGACCATCACGGATATGACCCTTGGCAGCCTGCGCATCGGCGATCAGCTTGTCGAACCCGGGCGGCTTGCGACGCGTCAGGTCCTTGATCATATTGTCGAGCTTGAGCGTTTCCAGGCTGGCCTTGTCGACCAGGCGTGGCTGCTTATCCCACTCGGCATTGATGCGTGCGATCGCCTCGGCAGCGGACTCCGCTTCGCGGTTCTGGTCAGGCGCAACCTTCGGCTTCTTCGGCGTCTTCGGTTTGTCGTCAGCCTTGTAGGGTTTCAGGTCGTCGGGGACTGGACCGCCATTCACGACGCCAAGCGCCTGTTTCATCGCGTTCTGGTCGTTCAGCGCGGTGCCGAGCGCCAGAACCTGCTTCTTCACTTCCATCACGTCACGGCCTGCGCTGCCTGCGCTAGCCCCGATCTTGGTCATGGTTTGGTCGAGCGACGCATTGAAAGCGTTGTTGGCTGCGGTGACAGCAGCCGGCGATGCCTTGGGATCGTTCAGAACTGCGGCATAGCTCTCTGCGGCGGTCTTGTACGCGTTCAGATCTCGCGTCAGCGGGCCGAGCTGGTTGATCCGCTTGCCGACCGAGCCCATCAACGATTCGACCGGCCCGGTCATGGTGTTGCTCGAAAGCAAGGCCTTGCCGAAATCGACGAGGGTTTCCCCGGTCCCAATGGTCGAGGAACCTTTGAGAGCGGTCGCGGCCGATTTCTGGTCTTCCTGCGCCTTGAGAATGCCAGCTTGCGCCTGGAGCTTGATCGTCTGGATCAACACCTCATTGTGGGTCTTGAGCTTGCCAGTCGCGAGATCGATCACCTTGCCGATCACCGACTCCGCATTGCCAAACGAGTCAGCCGCAGTGGCCGCGTCCGCGAGGGATTTTGCCAGCTTTTCGCCGCCGTCGCTGCCCTCGAATAGCTTCAGCACGAAGGGAGCGGTAACCACCGTCGCGGCAGTCAGAACAGCGCCCCAAGGCCCCCCAAGGAAGCCGATCAGGCCCTTGGACTCGCCGGCCATGAGGCCGATTGCCTGAATGACCTGTGACCCCTGCTGCGCGAAGATCGTCATGGGCGAAATTCCGCCCTGGAAGCTCGTTGCAACGTCGTTCAGCTGGAAACCGAGTTGCTGCATGCCGGCACGTTGCGCACCCGCGCTTACAACGACCTGCCGCCCCGCATCAGCATAGCCGCGCGTCGCATCAGAAGTATGCGTCAACGCCGTGGTGGCGCTGGTCGTTTGGTTCAGTTCGCGCTGCACCTCCTGCAGCACGACAATGCGGTCGCGATGAGCGGACGCCTCACGCTCGGCTGCGATTGATGCAACTGCCGATGCGTCCGCTTCCAGTCGCAACGCTTCGGTGCCGACGCGCCCGCTACTGGACGCGGAAAGCTGTGCTTGCGACAATTCGCGTAGCGCAATCGCATGCTGGTCCGCCTGATGCGCCGCTTGCGATAGTTGAGCAATCTCTGACGACAGATCGAGCGATCCAGCGGCGGTACGCGGCATCGTGATCGCGGTCTGCGCAGATTTCTGAACCTCGGCAAAGGCCGATACAAACGGCTGGCGAATATCATTGGCCGCGCGCGTCATTCTGCCGGTGATCTCGGCTGCAGCTTTACCGCTTTCGGACGAGAATTGCTGCGCGTTCAACTGGAGGCGCGCGATAATGTCGGTCTGTGCCATGCGTTCCTCCTCTCGTTCAGGGTTGCGTGATTGCGCTTGCGGCAGCGAGGAAGCCCCGCACCATTTCACCTTCGGACGCCGCGACGATCGGCTCGACCGCGAAGGCGTTGCGGAACTTCACCAGGGGCAGCAGCACGAAGATTGGAACCGTCGCGCTAGCCCGGCCCGCCGCAATTCGACGGGCTGTGTTGCCGCGCGCGATCTGCTTGCGTCCGGACAGAACCGCATCGACGGCAACCAGCAACGACGGCTTGCCCGGGCGGTAAACGAACTGAAGCCGCATGCCGGGATTGCGGCGCTCCCATTCCCCCGGGGTCAGGTCGCGCCCTCTTCCGCGTGGTCCCGCCGCAGGCAACGGGATGGCGAGAAACTGGCCGCCCTTGCCCCGGATTGCGCCGGGCTGCGTCCAAAACTGGATTGCCCCACGTGTCCTCGACCCGCCCTTCAACCAGATCGTGCCGACCGGGTTCTGGGCCGGGCCGCTTTGCGGGAACCGTGAAGACTGCCATGCCCGCCAGAGCTTGCCCGGCACCGCCGCCTGTGTTGCGGCCTCGAGCTTTTTCTCCAGGCTGCGCGTCGCTGTCGAAACCGCCACGGTCCCCGCCGTGAGGTACCGCCGCACCAGCTTATCGGTGTCTTTGGCGATCTTCGCCGCATCGATCGAGAGATCCGCACCGTTATTCGGCATCGGGCTTCTCGTGCTGCTCGATCAACATGAAGGCATCCATCAAGGCTGCAGGCTGTTCGCCTGGGCTTCCCGGGCAAGGAAGTGGCATGCCGCCCAACGGGGAAGCGTACCGACGGCAGGCAAAGTAGAGGTCTACGACTGGCCAGATTTCCGGAGGGAGCGCGAGCCGCGGGTTCTCTTTCCAGCGCCGCTCGCCGATTTGCCATCCGCCGTCGACGGTGCGTCCGAACGCGAAGTCGTCGGGCCGTCGTCGGACTGTGACGGCCGCGGCGAGTTTCCCGCCTGATCCGCACCGTATTGCAGGGAATAGGCGCGGTTCCCGGCTACTAGTAACTCTAACGGCTGGAGCTTGGCGAGCGACTCTTCGGTGATCTGCCCGTCGCGACCACGCGCATACGGAACCGGGTCGCCGGCATCGGTTACGACATTGTCCCAGCCTGTGCAAAAGCGGCGCAACGCGACGATCGGCGCGATCTGGTTGCGGCGCTCGAGCTGCGCCACCAGGTCGCGATATTCCGGCCAGTGTTCGGCCAGAACGGCGCGCATCTCGACCAGAACACGCTTGTCCTCTTCCGTGAAGTCGTCGGTCTCGTTCGCCGCTTCCGCTTCGATCAAGCCCTGAACACGGTCCAGTTCGGGATCGTCCGCAAGCAGGGTGGCGATGCCACTGCGGATTGCGATCATCAGCTCATAGCCGAGGATCCGACCGGCACGGTGCGGCCCGGCCAGTTCAGCTTCCATTTGGCCGCGCTCGATGACCGAGGCTGCGCGGAGGTTGAACACCGGGGCGTTCGGCTTCCCTTCCAGCCACGCGGGCGTGAAGGGAACCGTCTCGGTCGTGCTGGTGACGATCATCAGTAGAACACCAGGTAGCCGTCGGTGTCGCGCGTCACTGCATCGCGACCGATTGTCAGGACCTGCAATCCGGTATCTTCCGACGCCAGCTTGCCGCGCGTGCCGTTGTCGCTGCTCACCGGCTGCGCCTTCGGCAGGACCAGCGCCCAGCGGTTACCCAACTGCGAACCATGGCGCAGCACCGCAGGCATGGTCACGCCGTTGCCGATGTCGCTGACGGTGTCACGGTTGGCGACCAGCGTGGCAAGCGGATCGACCTTCAGCATCTTCATGCGGTCGACGACCTGCCCGGCACCGAACCCGTAAATCGTGTTGGGATCGTCCGGCACTTCGATCTGGCTGCCGGGATCGAGCGACCAGGTGCTGATCGTCAGCGGCTTCATGTTCATGGACGCTGCCGGCGACTTGGACGACCCCTGCACCAGCACCGGGGCGGTGTGGCCAGCGATCACCAGAGTGGTCGGCATCGCGGCGTCGACCTTGCCCTGATAGACACCGGTCATATTGAAGGTGCCGTAGCCGGGACGCGCGCTCTTGCCATCGAGCGCAACCGTTCCGCGGCAGCCGGTGAACTTGCGCAGCGTGCCGTCGATGTAAATGTAGACCGTCGCTGACGGCTGGTCGACGAGCCGGGCCGCGCCGTCGATCGGCGACGTGTTGGCATAGGTCCAGTTCGCCGGAACGGAGACGCTGGTCGAGGCGTCGAGGGGCGGGGTGAAGGTCTCCGACAGGGTCGCAACACGCGCCGCAGAATATTCGATGATCGCCGGCGCAGCGCCCGCGCCGGTGCCTGCGCCGATGAGCAGCAACATACCGAGCAATGCCCGCACAGTGCTGGGGAAGCTGGCAGGCAGGGTCACGCTGTTCGCGCCGCCGGCGGTCACCAATGCCGCGACGATCGCCGCCGTGAACTGGCCACGCATGCCGCAGGCCTGGAACGCCGGATGCAGGGGCGGCTTGACGGTCGCGCTGTAGATCGCGCCTGCGCCCGCGCCCTTGATGCGCGACTTGAAGGAGAAGGTCGACGCCTGCCCGATGATCAGCGGCGCGCCCGCGACGAGCGAGCCGGTTGCTTCGTTCGCGGCCTCGTTGGTCCACGGGTTGTTCGTCGTGACGGAGTCTGCCTCGACCGGGATCGCGTCAACCGCCGGATCCGGCTGAGCGTCAACGTTCTCGATCGTTTCGAGCTTGATCAGGACCGCAACGTTCGTCGGTCGGATGGTCTGGTCTGCCATTATGGTCTCCTATGCGGGCTGGGCGGGATCATCCCGACGGGTTGCGTATGTGAGCGAGAAATCGATCGCGAAGCCGAGGCGCGGCTTGTCGGCTAGCGGTGCAACGGTGATCCGCATGTCGCCTTCGTCCAGCGTCTCGACGAGCCCGCCGAGGGGCGGGTCGGTAACCAGCGCGGCGACCGTCGCGGCGTAAAAGTTGTTGAGCGCGAGATAGGCGGCTTGCCCGCCCGGCTGCTCGAGGTATCCCTCGACCGTGAAGTCGATCTGATAGCGAGTGATGCCCGCCTCCAGTTCGACGATCGATTGACCGTTGTCGAAAATATGGCGCGCCGGAAACTCGACCGGATCGGACGATGGCATCAGCTCGGTTTCGGCAGTGTCGCCGATCGCGGTGAGGCGCGCCAAGATGTCGAGGAAGATATCGGAACGAACAGCGGTCACGCTGCGATCTCCAATGTCACGACCCAAGCACCCACATCATCACGGTCGACCACCTCGGTCACGGCCCACACCTTGCCGCGTCGAGTGATCCGGGTCTGTTTGTTGGGGCGCGTCGGGACTGCAATCTGTTCGATCTCTGCGGTCTTCGTGCGGGTCGTGTTGCCCGGTCCCTGAAAGGCCTCCCCCGGCTCGTCCGACCAGATCACCGGCAGGCCGAAGATCGTGGCGGATTCGAAGCCTACCGCCGGGAGATAGTCGACAGGCTCGGACATGGCGGCGCGGATCGCCGCGAGCGCTGCCGCCTCGCCGTCCATTATTCCGCAGCGTCCTTGGCAACGGCGAGCGCTGCAGTTTCAGACACGGCAACACGAATGCCGACTAGCGCCTTGGCGCATTCGGCGGAAATCTGTTCAGGGTTATCCCCAATCTCGAGCGTCGCGCCGGCATCGACATAGCCGCCGTCGTTCCGCACGGCAGCACCGTACAGTGTGATCTTCTTCATGGGATATTCTCCGAAAATAGCGGACGGCAGGGCACTTGCCGAGCCGCCCGCCAGTCTGCGCCAGGGGGCAGAAAGCCGACGGGTTAGGAAACCTGCCCAGTCAGCAGCACGCGCCCCACGGTGTCGGCCGATGCCTGCGCCTGCGCTACGACACCAACCAGCGTGTTGCTGGTTGCAGTGGTCGTGAGGTTGAAAGCCGCATTGTCCCAGTAGACTTTCTGGCCTTGGGTCCACGCTCCGGCTGCCTTGGCGAGATCCCAGACCCCGACCCGGCGCGCTTCGACCTGCGATCCCGATGCCGCATCGGCGAGCGCGACGGCGAAGAGTGCGCCGACTAGCAGTCCGCTACCCGACGAGACCGCGCGCGGCGCGATAAGGGTGAGAGTTTCACCCGGCTGCACATAGTTCTTGGCCATGAGACTTATTCCTTGCTTGGCGCGGGCTTACGGGTCCGCGACTTGGGTGCTGCCTCGGCAGCGGGTTCGGCTTCCGGGTCAGCGACAAGCGCAGGCTCCGCGGCTCCGAGGTCAGCTTCGGCAACCATCGCCTCACCTGCGACGGGTTCGGCTTCGGCCGCCGGCGCTTCCAGCGCGGTCAGGTGCGCTTCCGGCTCGGCTGCATCCGCAACATGCTGCGGTGCGACTTCCGATTGATGCGGATTGTCCGTTGCGGGGGCCTCCTCCATGCCACCGGGCGCACTGATATGCTCGACCGGCGCAGCATCATTCTGATTGGAGGTGAAATCGTCGGTCACATCGACCGCAACGGCATCTGCGAACAGCTTGGTCGCTTCGTCGGTTTCGGTGTGGATCACCCCCTCGGAGGGGTGACGCAGAACCCCGCCCACGTAGGCCGAGGTCAAGAGCTTGATGAAACGCATAGGGTATCTCCTGCTGATCAGCGGAGCGACCAGAGCCGCCCCGCGTCGCGGTTCCGCGATTAAGCGCCGGGCTGCTTGTAGCCCGAGCGCCAGTTGACGGCGCCGACGCCGTAGTCGTGGCGGACCTTCCATTCGACACCGTCAGTCCGCCACCCGTCCTGGCTGTCTGTGAACGGCTCGGTCACGCCGTTAAGGAACACGACCTCGAGCGTCGGCGACACGCTGGGGTCGGCGAAGGCGTAATAGGCAGTACCGGTAAGGCGCGGCGTATCGACGATCGTCGAGAACAGGCCATTGACGATGTTCGGCACCATGAACTTACCGGTCTGGTCCGGGTCGTACTGTGCGCCGTTGAGGCGGCGGGCCGCCCCGCCGAGGCCGATCGGGGCGAGCAGGATCGCCGGATTATTGCCCCCGAGGAACTCGTTGCCCGAAAGGTCCTTCTGCGACGCCATCGCCACGCGGATCGCGTCGAGAGTGTTCACGCCGAGCGCTGCACCGGTCGCGGCAAGGTTGCCGTGCGCCGTAGAGAACAGCTGGTTGCCGTCGTTCATCGTCGGGTTGCTGTTGAGCAGGGCGTAGACGTCGACTTCGATCGTAAGCTTGGCGGCGCGACCGAGATCGACCGCGAGGCCCGAGAATATTTCCATATCATCGTTGACGATCGCCTGTCGCGACAGGCTGATCATGTTGCCGACCGTCTTCGCCTTGATCACTTCCTTGGCGAGATCCGGGATCGGCTTGTTCTTGAACTCGCCAGCCTCATTCACCGTATCGAGTGCGCCGAACGTGCCGCGGAGATACCGGGTGTGCTGCCGGAAATCCATGACGCTGCCGATACCGCAGAACTGGCTCCAGGTGTCGGGGGCCGTGGCGTATGCCGCCTGCAGGATGCGATGGATCGCATTTTCGAACAGGACCGGGAAGTCGCTGGTCGTCTGCGTGATCACCGCACCGCGCGTCGTCATGGCTTCGCGAACGACCGAGTCCGGATCGCGCATCGACCGCGTATTCACGCCGAGGTTGTCCAGCGCCTCGCGTGCCAGATCGGCATTGCGCATGTTGCGGAACTCACCCGGATCGACGCGCGCCTCCGTCGCCGACTTGCCTGCCTTCATCGCTGCCCGTTCGACGAGCGACGCGACACCCGCGCGGACGAGAATGGCGTTGGTCGCGCCTTCACGAAACTTCTCGCGCTGGTCGAGGGTCACGCGCGCCGGGCTGCTGTGCCCGATGTTCGCCGAATCGCCGGCATCTGCGAGCTTGTCGAGGATCTTCTCGCGCGCCACAGCAAGGCTGGTACCGTCCGCGACCAAGCCGTCGATGAAATCCGAAGGCAGATTATGCTTCGTGCCGAGCGCGCGGATCCCGGCAGTGCGGGTGCGTTCCGCCGAGACGGCGTTCTGGATGTCCGCCGCGGTCAGCTGGCTGATGAGAGGATCGGCAGTTGCCGGGGTCAACGCCAATGCGCCACTGGCCGGCAGTGCGTCCCGCGCGTCGAGCGCAATGGCCGAGGCCGTGATCTTGTCGATCTCGGTTTGAGTTCCGCCGTCCTTCTGGAAAGCGGAGATCGCGGCAACCAGCGCCGCGCGGGTCTTGTAGAGGTCCATGGTTTTCTCCTGTGGACGGTGAGGAGCGGACGCGGCCGCTTTGGGCTTGCCGATCATCGCCATTGCGGAGATGCGCGGGGTCTCCGGGGCCTTGCGGAACCCGAATGCTGTGACGTCACAGGCCGCGGCGCTGGACGCCTCGGTCACGGACGTGATGAACTTCTGCTCGAGCGCCTGCTCGCTGGTCAGCCAGGTCTCGGCATCGAGCATGGGCACGAGCTCGTCGGCGGTGAGCCCGGTCTGCCCCGAATAGATGCGGACCAATTGGTCGCGGATGACATCGAGCTTGTCGGCTGCGGCACGCAGCTCGCGCGCGTCGCCGATCGCCACATCCCAAGGGTTGTGGATCATCATCAGCGCATTGTCGGCCATGATGATCTCATCACCCGCCATCGCGATGACCGAGGCCATGGAAGCTGCCAGACCGTCGATATGGATCGTGACCTTGCGGCCCGCCGTCTTCGCACCGATCAGCGCGTTGAAGATCGCCAGACCTTCCATGACGTAACCACCAGGCGAATTGACGCGGACGACCAAGTCATCATCACCGCCTGCGATCAGACCAAAAAGGGTCTTGGCATCGAGCCCGTCCCATTCGTCGCCAACGATGCCGTAAATCAAAATTTCGGTCATTTATGCCCCCTGGGCTGCACCGGACGAACCGGTGTTGGCGGCGTCTGCCGGGTTACCGACCGCGGTGACGCGGCGCGGATCGGAGTCGAAAATGAGGCCAAGCTCATCGAGCTTCTCCGCATCGGCTTTCCACTCAGCGAGGAAGGTATCTGGATCTTCACCCCGTTCGCGTGCCCACTGCGAAATCGTCTTCCCGCCGGCGCGGATCGCATCGCGGCTGGCTTTCACCTCTTCCGATGGGTTGATCATCTCACGGCCCGGCGGTGTCCAACGAACCGTTACACCGGACGTGCTCTCGCCGAGCATTTCGAGTGCTTCGATCATCCATGTGCCTACCGCGCCGCAGAACTGCGGGATGAACATGCCCCACTGCCAAGTCGACAGAGACCGCTGGTATTCGAGCCAGCCCATGCGACCGGATGAGAAATTGACGTTGGAGAGATCGCCCGTCAGAGCCTCGTATGGCGTGCCCAGACCCGCCGCGATCGCGCGGAGCGAAACCTTCGAATATTCGGCATAGCCATCGACTTTGGGCGGGTCCGAAAATTCGATCTTCTGCCCTTTTCCAAGGGTGCTGATCGTTCCGGGATCTACAAAGTCCAGCGCCGGTCCATCGGGAGTCGCTTCGTCAGTGCCAACGAGCGGCGATATGCTTGGCCCCGTCCCATCGTCGTATAGAAAGCCAGCGAAGGCCGCGGCAATCTTCTGTCTCGTCAGTTCTGCGTCTTCGAAGTCGCCGAAATCCTTCATCCGCAGCACGACGGGAGCAAACCAGGTCGCACCGTGCTCCATCTCGGGTCGATCGGCGCGAAAGACGTGGGCGACGTCTGCGGCCGGAACGAACTTTGACGCCAGCGAACTCGGCCGCGAACTCCCGGGGTGGCCGCTGTATAGCCAATATCCCTCACGTGCGCCGAGCGGGTTGAACTGCACGCCGTTGACGACGAAGCCACCGGCCACGCCAGGCGCGGTTGCCAGCGCGCCATGTTTCGACGGATCGATATAATCGGGCTCTAGGACCTGCAGCTGAAATGGCAGGGCCAATCCATCCGAGGTCCGTCGCCAGCGACGACGCATGACTGCGGCACCGCTTTCAACGATCGTGCGGGCTGCTTGCAGCTGGAGGCCGTAAAGGTCGTGCCGCCCACCAGAATCGCATGAAGTCGTGTCGAAGTGTCGCCGCGCGATCGCGTTCAATCGGTTGTCGATCACGCCGTCGCGGTAGACCTGAAAGGTGATCCCGGTTCCGACCATGTTGTTGGCGATGGTCGACACGCCGCGCGCTGCGAACGGATTGTTTCGAACGAGATCCCGCGCGATGCCGCGCAGCGCCGCCATGACTGCTGGCGACAGTTCGCCATTGGCGTCGCGCTGTGTCCGCCGCCAGCCAGCGGAGCGCCGCCCGAACGTCGCGCCGTCATATTCGGCCCGCGTGCCGCGACCAAATGCAATTCGCTGAGCTGGTGATGGCTGCGGAACTGCCTCCGGGGCGCGACCCAGAAGCCGATCAAGAAAACTGCGGGCCATGATTACAGGCCGCTGCGATAATAAGGCGTACGCCGACGCGACAATCCGCTGGTCGCCTGAGCCTGCATGTTAAGCTGCGCCTCAATCACCCCGCGCGCGGCCAGAAGATGGTCGAGGGACTGATATTCAGTACGGCGTCCATCAGCGAACGTGACCGAGCGGATACCGCTTGAGATGGCTTGGTCGAGCCGATCGAGGTCGGACTGTTGATACGCCATTCCTACCTCCTCTTTTTGTACGGGTTGGTTTTCCGCGAAGCCGGAGCTTGCCGCGGTTGTGGGTCTTCAGTTTCGCTAACCGCATCACGTACTGCCGCTGGTTCCGGCGGTGCCGTTAATGGACGATCGAACAGATTCGGCTGGGCTGCACTGGCGGGGCCATGCCGCTCCGCACGCAAGCGCGCCCAATCCGCCGCGGTCAGAGTATCGAGCATCAGCTTTTCGTATGCTGCCGTGTTGTAAACCCGGCAGTCCAACCAGTGATTTTCCCGCCCCGCGAGCGGCTTCCAAACACGTCGCGGCTGACCTCCGATCGTTTCGGTAACGATCGTCTCAGCAGTGATCTGCTCAAAATATTCGTCTGGTAGATCAACGTTGAAGTGCGCCCGGCCGCGGGCCGAAGTGATGACCCCTACCGTCTCTGTCGCCGCTGCCGTGATCGTTGACCGCAGAAAGCCGTACCAGCTCAGTTTTACTCCGAACGTGCCGACGATGAATGCTTTGTCCTCGGCACGTTTCGACGCTTGCCCGGCTTTTCTGCCTTGCTGTTCGTAACGAAGGTTTTCGCCTCGTCCGAGGATCGGCAGGGCCCAACCTGCACGTCCGAAAACTGCCAGTCGATTCGGATGCGCGCGACAGAACGCCTCGGCGGCTTCGGTGTGATAGCCCGCATCGACACAGATCTGGTCGATGCCGAACGTTTTCCCACCGGGGAAAACCATCTTGCGTCGAGCGTACTGGTCGAGGTCGGCCCAAGCCCCCTCACCTTTGACGTCGGTTGCGCCGGGAAGGAAGCGAGCATCAAGCGTCCAGCTTTCCGCATTCTCGCTCCACCCGACTTTCTCGAGGTATAACCCATCGCCCTGAACGTCGACGCCCATGGTCGTGACCAACGGGCCGACAGGGATCTGAACCGGCTGGCGAGGTCCCCACCCCTGCTCCCGCAACTCCCGCAGCTTTTCATAATCGGGCGTGCCACCCTTCAGCTCAAACTCAAACCCGTGAACCAGATTGGTCCAGGTCTTGAGCTTGTTCAAATCCCCCTGCGCTTCGCCAAACGAGACGGCCATGTCGCCCCAGGTCTGGAACGATGAAATGATGCCGGTCAGATGGAAACCACGCTTCACACTGGCCGGCATCTGCCCACGGGCAGCTTGGAATTCCTCCTCACTCATAACGCGGGGCATCTTCGCCCCTTCGATCTCGTCCGACAGCCAACCATCCGGCAGCTTCATGGAAGCCTTCTGCCAGTGCTCCACATGGTCGAACCCGCAGCACGGCGGAATTAGGTGCGCCTCAGCCTGTTTGCCGTCCGGCCACTTGATGTCGTTCCACTCCGGAACGAACCGACTACCGCATTCGGGGCATTTGAGGTGATAGCGCCGCCGATCCGACGTGGCGTAAGCACGCCCGATCTTGCTCGTACCCTTGATCGTCGGAGTCGAGATTTTCAGGCGCTTCGATAGCCCCTGTCGACGCCAGACCTTCAACCGCTGGTCGACCATGACCTCGGGCGATCCCTGCCCGTCCAGGTCGTCAGGAAACTGATCAAGATCGTCTTCAACCGCGTATCGGACGGTACGCTGCCGGAGCGACGCCGCGGAATTTGCACCGGCGAGCAGGACGAAGCCGTTGGACCGCGAAAAGCGAACCTTGCTCTTTGTCGAACCATTGCCATCCGGCGTGCCAAGCGCCCGGATGGTTCCGCCCCGCTCGGGGTTCAACTTCGGCGTATTCTCGACCATCGGCCAGAATTTCTCAGCCGCCCACGCCAAGGCAGCAGTTAGCGTCGCCTGTACGAACAACATCGGCCCCGGCGCGAGATCGGATATGAATCCTATCCAGTTCTCGGCAGAGGCCGACCCGCCCGATTGTGCGCACTTGATGACCGGGACTTCTTCGCAGGGATCATGCGGCGAAAGCGCGTCCATGATCTCGACCAGTTCGGGTGCGGTTGCGTGCCGCCATGGCCCCGGGATTGGATCATCATCCGAGAACCGTCGAAACCTGCTTGCCCATTCGGATACTGCCATACGGGGCGGCGGACGCAGGCCGGAGGCGATCGCTCCATCGAGCGCCTCAACATTTGCTCGTAGGGCCACGCCGGCTGTGTCGCCGAAGTGACTGTAGTCGAACATTCCTACTCCTCCGCCTCTTCGGCTGCAGCTACCTCATTCTCAATCGACGCTTCCTCCGCGCCGTCGTCGTCACTTGCCAAGAGGCCGCTGTCGACTTCGTCAGCGAGATCACTGAACACCTGGTCGATCTCGGCACCTCCGATCGCCATGATCGTGCGCGCGTCCCGCTCTGCGGCAAGCCGCTCTGCTATCGACCGGAACATCGAGTGCATCCGCTCGCGACAGACACGGCCTAGTTCGCCACTGCGCCGCTTCAGCTCCACCGCGGGAGCCAGCTCACCAGCTGCAAGCTTGTTCTTCAGCCGCTGGCCGATCAGCTGCTCTTCGGCAAGATCGGCCCGAACGTGGGCGGCGCTACGACGGCCGCTTAATAGATCGACGACATCGTCGCTTTGCGGTGCGGGCATCAGCGGCACGCCAGCCGTCGGACGGCCACGCATCGGATCAAGCTTCGTATTAATGCGAGCCTCGGTCCGTTCGACGTCCACCTTGAGGACCGACGTTTCCGGACACTCGCCCAAGACCAACAGGCCCTTCTTTGCCCAATTGGAAACGGCCGACTTGCCGACGCCGCGATGACGGGCGAACTCACCCTTCGTCATCAGCGTCATTTGGGGCTCCAATTCACCACCGTGAACCAGTTCAGTTCACGAGGTTCATAATCCGAAACAGGGCTTGAACAGTGAAACCCTGCGCCTTTGCCCCCCGCATACGCCAAAATACCCGGAAGGACCCAAAGGGGGCACCCCCTGGGCAACGACCGTGCCAGATCTGCCCCACCCGCCCCGCCTCTGGCTGCATCCGCCCTCGGTTCGTCGCATTTCGCGCCGCGCCGCACCTGGTCAACGCCCGACCGCATCAAGCCCGTTGGCAAAACGCGGAACGACCAGCCGTGCCCATCGAGCTGGCTGGTCGTTCCGAGGTTAGGAGAGGATGCTGCGCCGTGTCCGAAGGCCCGACCCAGTGTGACGTGGAATAGCCTGAAAAGGCCGTCGATGTGGACATTCAATATTTGCATCACGGATGATTTACCGGGTTGACGGAAGGTAGCCCCGGAAATCCGCCGTTCACGCGGCGGCATACCTCACCCATCGCGCGCTCATAACGCTTGCGTAGCCCCTCTGCGCCCCGCGTCACGCCCATCGGTCCGCGCAACTGCATCCACGGCACCTGCTTGGCACCGCGAGCGAGCGCCGTGATCACCAAGCCGATCAGCTTGCGATCAACGGGCTTGAGCGGCTCGACCCACCCGAACGCCTCTTCCATCTCAGCCACTTCGAGCCGAGTGAGCGATGCCGAACGGATCTCAGCGTCGGGCATGGCAAGGTCACCGCCGCGCGCATCGTAATCACCCGGCTCAGCGGCCACGTCCGGCCAGGCCGAGCGGATCCGCATCCAACCGCGCTCGCGGTCCGGGTTGCGCCAGCATACCAGCATCGCCTCAACTAGCCGTTCCTCGACGTCACCGAACGATAGCAGGCTACCGCGGGCGCGTTCTTCGCGCGGATCGACGACCCTTCCACCAACGGAAGCTTCATCAATCTCCCTTCCGCCAGCTTTGCTGTAGTAAACCATTAGAAAGTAGCCCTTATTTATATACCGTGGAAGGATTGGAAGGATTGGAAGGGTTTATGGAACGTGAGTTTCACGCGCCCGCGCACACCCGCGCATATGTATGTGATAAGTTGGCCGCGATCCTTCCAACCCTTCCAAGGGCGCACAAATCCGCCCTTTTCCCTTCCAGTAAGCTTCCGCGATCCTTCCATATGGAAGGGTTATGGCGGGAGATCGTCGTCGTCGTAAATGGCGGGCGAGGCAGCGCGGCCGCTATCGGTCTGCTGGCGGACATTCCCCTCGCTATCGACGAAGTCATGCGCCTCGCGGGTCAGCTTGATCCCGAGCCAGTGCATCCCGTTCGAAGCCTTCTTCGTGAGCTTCGATTTGAGAGCGCCACTGAACCCCTTCTGTGACCACTCGGTTTCGCCTGCCGCCTTTGCCCACGCAAGGAACACGGCGTAAAGCGTGGACGACTGCACAGACCCTTGTTCGTCCGGTTCGGTGCACGCCCGCAAGAAGCGCGTCGCAGGATCACTGTCAGCCTTGAACTCCGCCGTTGCATCACGAACGGAGTCCGGCTCGACGAACCCGTTATCCATCCAGTCCAGCGCACCGCGCACCATCCAAGCGAGAATGCCCGAATACTCGTCGCGGAGCTTGCGCGGCAGGCTGCGATCTTTCTCATGCTCTTCGAGATGGCTTTCCCACAAAACGACTTTGATGCGTCGCCAGATACCCTCGGTTCCCTGCGGGATCGGGGGTAGCTTGTTACAGGACAACGTCCATTTGAATGCAGGCGTGAACCAGAAGAAGCTGCGGAAGTTGTCGCGAGCCATCATCTCATCGCCGCCGGTGACGGTGTTGATCAGTGCTTCATCGACCTTCGCATCCTTGGGCGGCTCGCCTGATACGAGCAGCCGGATACTGGGCAGCACCGCCAAGCCCGGAGAAGCCGCGTCCGCGCCCTTCTTTGCGCCAACCTCCAGAAAGGTTTCCGCTTTCGTCATCGCGCCGTAATCACCGACAGCATCACGACAGACGTTCGACACCGTGGATTTGCCGTTGGCTGCGCTCGGTCCCCACCATACGTGAAAGATCTGTTCGCTGGTCTCGCCTGTCAGGTTGTAGCCCATCCATTGCCGTAGGTACCGACGACGTTTGGAATCGGGTTGGGCCCATTCAATCAGTGGCTGGAACAATGGCGCGGGAGCTTCTGGCTCGTAAGCACAAGCGGTGACCTTCGTCAGACGATCGGCGCGGTTGTGCGGCTGTAGCTCGACGCGTGAAGACGAACCCTCGCCCCCCCGAATGAACCGCAACGTGCCGTTGGTGCAGTTGAGCAGAAGAGGGTCAGTGTCGAACGTGCTCAGCTCGACCGTCACGTCACGTTTCACGAGCCCAGATATGCAGTTAATCCGCCCCGCAGCCTCAGAAGCATTCGCCCAACCAGCCAGCTTGTCAGAAAGCAGCTCAGTCTTTTTGCCGCCACCCTGCCATCGATCCATGCCGTGCGGCCGACGCGGATCTTGAAATGTTTCGTCCAGCAGAAGCTTCTCAGAAATCTCGACCCACTCGGCCCAGCCCGTATCACGGACAAAATCCGCTTCGCGCTGGATCGCTTCGATCGTAGCGACGACGCTGGCCAGCACCTCTGCCGGTGTCGTGTCTTTCTCCTGATTGAGCACGCGGTACCGCCGCCCATCCCAACCGAGCCAACCTTTCGATGTGGTGTAAAGGTAATCCTCGCCGTACCGTGCAATCCACCGTTCGGAATTACCTTTGTCGGTGCGATTGAACATGGCGCACCGCCTATCGAGCAGCATCGGCGCAACGTCATAGCCCTTGGCCATGCCAGCTTCAAAGGAACGGCGAAGGTTGCGGCCTTCCGCCCCGTTCCATTTGGCAACCCGCCCTTCCCCCAGCACGACGACGGCAGCTGCCATTGCCATGAACGGATCGATTAGCCCGCTCGCAATCATGCCGCCAAGCTTGAAGGCAAACCTACCGGCTTGCTTTGGGTCATCCCCAACCGTGTTTGGTGTGCGAGACAAGCGCAATTGCACGACACGGCGTACTCTCGCCCGGTCGGCCTCCCCCATGATAGAAAGATCGGCCACCCTTCCATGTGGAAGCATGTCATCTTCGGTCATACCGGGGGGTAGCGGGGGGAACTCGGCGTCAAAGCGTGCGCGCCAGGCGGAGAGATAGTGCGCTCGTGTTTCGTCGTCGCGGACCGTACCGGCCATCGTCGCAAGTTGCGCCCAAAGCCCCGCGCGCCCTTCGGGTCCATCCACCTCGGCCGCGGCGAGCAGCGTTTCCCACAACCACGCGTCCATCGGCTGCGCAGCGGACAGCACGTGTTCAATCGCGGCGCGGCCTTCCTCAATCGATCCGGCCGCATTGACCAGCGTGTCCGGATCGTGCCCGTCCGGGAGCATCGCGATCGTCAACGATCGTCCGGGACCGGCAAACGGAAGCGCGCGACCGCACGCCCGCAGCGCTGCTTTCTGCCCCGGCGCATCACCGTCGAACAGCAGGATTGGCCGCTCGGTCGCGCGCCAGGCGCGCTCGAGCTGGCGCTCGGTCAGTGCTGTTCCCATCGGCGCGACGCCTTCGAGGATCCCGACACGATCGAGCGCGATCACGTCGAAAAACCCCTCGCCGATGATTAGCCGACGCGCCGATCGCGCGGCCGGTGCGGCGCGATGCAGGTTGAAAAGCACCTCGCCCTTATTGAATACCGTACTATCTGGGCTGTTCAGATACTTCGGTTCGGCGTCACCGATCGCCCGCCCGCCAAAGCCGATCATACGGCCTCGCGTGTCGTGGATGGGGATCATGATGCGCTGGCGGAACCGGTCGCGCCACAGCCCGGCGTCGCGACCTTCGGTCGCTTCCATCATCAGTCCGTGCGTTTCCAGCGTTTTCGGTGGAACGCCACTGGCCGCGATCGACTTGCGAGCCGGCGCAACGCCTAACTCGAATCGCGCGATCGTCTCCGCGCCCACTCCGCGCTTTGTCAGAAGCTCGGTCGTCTTGGCATCGCCGACCAGCTCGGCCGCGTACCATGCCGCGGCTTTAGCGAGTACGTCAGCTGCATTGCTAGCTTCGTTTTCCCGTCGCTCCACGTCCGGCGATGGCGCGGGCACGATGACGCCGGCATCTTCCGCAAGCGTTCGGACCGCATCGATGAAACCAAGCCCGCTTTTATCGGTCAGCCAACGGATCGCGTCCCCGTGCGCGCCGCACCCGAAGCAATGATAGAAGCCCTTGTCATCATTGACGTAGAAACTTGGCGTTTGCTCTTGGTGAAATGGGCAACAGGCGCGAAATTCACGGCCGGCGCGATCGAGCTTAAGCGTGCGCCCAACGACATCCGACAACGTAATCCGCGAACGCAGATCATCGAGAAATTGCGTGGTAAGAGCCATTGGCTATCTCGCGCTTCGACGCGCTGAGCTTTTCGCCGCCGACCATTTCGACGGCGTCAGGTTGGTCACAGACACTGGTACGATCACCCCCGAATACGGCTGGAAAAGATCGGGGGGATGTTCGAGCATCGTCCCCCCAGCGATGGCGGACGCACAGTTCGGCAGAGCCCGTGCGTCCCGAAACTCAGATCATGGCGGAGCGGCGCTAGCGTCGCCGATCACGCGCGCGGTTGCCTGCCCCGGCTGGTTTTCCGTCAGCCACCGCGTCGCCTTGATTGCGGCCTTCGCCTCAAGATGCCGTGCGCGATTTTCCTTGGCTTCCGTGATCCGGCCGCGCAGATCCGCCGGCAGCCGTTTCCAGCAGCTCGGGCAGACGGCCTGCCAACGTGTTCGTGTTTCGCGGCAGAAAGGGACGGGGCAATCATGAGTAGCGTGCTTCACGAAGCAGCCACCTTGCTCGGCGCTCCGAGCTGGGCGGCGACATCAGGCGCAGAGCCTTTGGCGCACAGGACATCGTTCGACAGGCGCATCAACGTCGTACCGGCGCGCTCGGGGTGATCCGCGATCCAAACAACGTGGGCTGGGTTAATGAACGTCCGGATCTCTCCGGTGTCGCTGGCAATATCGATCGTGATGATCGGCACTAGCATCACCTGTCTCCATCAAATTCGTAGAAGCCGCCGCCTCGGGTCTTCACGGTCTTGTCACGCGCGTCGCGGCAGAGAGCGCACCAGCCATCAACCAGACGCTTGCTCTCATCGCCGCACTGGTGGCAGTCGCCTGGAACGCCACGCGGGACGGGCACGCACGCCGCTGCGATCGCCGTGTCATTGTCCGCAGCCTGCAGCCGCTGCGCCATGTCGATGACGTCAGCCACGGTATTGCGCCTCGAGCCGCGCCAGCTTCGCGCGCGCCGCTTCGATCTGCCGTGGCAGCCGCGATCGGCGCAGCTGCTCGACATTCTTGAGCCGCTCGATGCGCAGCTGTTCGTCCGAGGTAAGCGAACGGCCAACGGCTGCCGCCGCGATCGCGGCGATCTCCGCATCGACGGACACCCGGCGCGGCATCAGACGCCCATTCCTGTCTTCGCGCCGGTTTCGAGGATCTCGATCTGACGGAAGTCGAGATCTTCGTAGCGCGTGATCGCGATCAAGTTGGCTTGGTCAAGTTTCGCCAGATGCTTCGACACGAGGTCGGCACTGCGCACCCCCAGCATCGCCGCCAGTGAGGGGTTGCTCGGACAGCGCCGCCGATCGTCGGCCAACCGGACCAACAGATCGAGCAGCAACCGGGCCTCGGTCGGCAGCGTCGTATCGATAGCAACGGGCCGGGCATTGGCGAAAGCGAGAGCTGTTCGGCGGGCGGCGAAATCGAACAGCGAACTGCCCGGTTCATGGCGCGTCCGCCGCAAGGTGATAAGGCCCTGCAGCATCAGACGATGCGCGCGCGCACCGACGGCGCGGGGAGCTTGCGGCGCTCGAGCATAGACGCAGATGCGATCCGCCCCGGCGCCGGACACCCATGCCGAGAGACCGTCTGCCGTGGCCGCGAACGGTCCGGCGAACGGAATTAGGCACTCCGCGCCCTCGAACGGACGGTGCTGGACGTAGGCTTCCTGCCCCATGGTCAACCTCCACAGCACAGCGGCCGACGCGGCCAGGGGGGGACAAGCCGCGTCGGCACGCGCGGGACGTCGGGGTGAAATCCCGCACGCTTGCTGTTCGAGAAACGGGAAAGGATCATTCAGCCAGGGCTTGCCGATCGGCGGGCTGGTCATACCAAGCGCCCACCGCCTCGTTGTACCAGTCGAGCGGCAATACTGCCCCCTCTGTCCGGGGAACGAGATCGGTCAGCAGGAGCGATCCCGGCAACAGCGAACCATCGAGCAGCCGCCCAAGCTGGCTTTCGTCGACGAACAGGATCCGCTCTGCCGCCGTGAGGTCACCGCCGCATTCCGAGCCAATCCAGTGCGCGAGACGGCGCGCGCCTTCGTTCGCCGGGGTCGCCGTGAGGTGCATCTTGCTCATTCTTGGTTCCCTTCGATGGAAGCGAGCGCGGCATCGAGCTGCACCGCGACTTCGATTTGTTCGCGCAGTTGCTTGCGGATCGCGCGGGCCTCGGCTGGATTCACGACCTGGTCGGCGAGCGCCTTGCAAATCTCGCTGGCGATATCGCCGCCCTCCTTTGAGAGTCTGGCGAGCAGCATCAGCAGGTCGGTTCCTGACGGAGTGCACTCAGGCAGGCGCACCAGCGCGAAGCCCAGGCCCGCCGCCAGCGCACGAGTGATATGCGGCCAGCCCTCGCGATCACGCGCCAGGGGTTCGAGGTCCTGCACGACGTCGATCGCAACGAAGCTATCCGGGCGGTTGACTGACTGGTTGTCGCCAAGGACTGTCTTGCCGACGCGGCAGAATCCTGCCGAAGCTTCAAGCCCGCCGCATCCCTTGATCAACTCCGCGGTCGCGAGCTTGATGGCAATACGTTCCGGGGTCATGCCGACACCGCAGCGGAAAGATTGCCCGCGTTTCCGGATGCGTCCGAAGCTTCCGAACCGGTATCAGCGCCAGCATGGTTCAGTTCCGCGCCGGTCTCCCAGTCGATCACCAAACCTTCCCGGTCCGCAACCAGACGCAGGTGCGCCAACCGAGAGCGAGGAATGCCATTCTTACGCCAGCTGTGAACCGTCGAGGGGGAAGTCTCGGTCATTCGAGAAACCACGGTCGTGCCGCCAAGGGCATCGATGATTTGGTTGGAGACGTTTTCCATGCGCAAACATATGCGATAAACGCAAACTACCAGCAAGGGGTATTTTGCGATAATGGCAATTGCGACATTCGCATAATGCCGCTTGATGCCAGCATGGACGCGAACGACATCAAGGCGGAGCTACTTCGGCGCAATATGAGCCAGCGCGACCTTGCGCAGGCTATAGGCATGGACGAGAACCACCTCTCGAAAGCCCTAGCGGGAAAGCGCCAATTCAAGGTTCCGGAAATGGACGCGATCCGTCAGGAACTGGTGCCTGACGACGCGGATGAGGAACGCCTGCAGATCAGGTCGCTGCCGTTGCTTGGCGATGTCCCGGCAGGAAGTTTCCAGCCACAGGAGCAGCGCGGCGGTCGGCGGTTGATCGTTAGCGATCCAGACATTCCTGTTCGAGCATACGGCCTAAGGATTGTGGGCGACTCGATGGATTTGATCGCGCCAGCCGGCTCGACCGTAATTATTGATCCAGATGACAAGCAGTTATGGGCCGGTAGGCGGTACGTGATTCGCACGAGCGACGGCGAGACAACCTTTAAGGAATACCGAGATGGCCCCGCCAGGCTCGTGCCTTGCTCGACGAACCCGGCCCATAAAGAGATGCTGATCGGTGCCGAAGCAATCACTATCGAAGGGCGGGTGTTCTCTTATAACTTGCGAGACGCTCCTATGCGGACCGCCTGAGCTCTTCATAAAAGCGCCATTCTATGCTGGCCGGGGCGTCGAGGTAGAGCTGCCCCCACTCGTCAAACTCGGCCAATCCTTGGGCTACAGCGTCTTCTTCAGCCCGCCGCTCAGTAGGACGCCACGGACCCTGCGGCTCACCGAACGCGATGACACGATACTCAACAGCCACGCGAAACTCTCCCGGGAATCGATCACTAGTATGAGAACATAAAAAGAACAGATTCCGACGTAGGTCAAGACATTTGCGAAAGTCGCAAACTTTTTGATTGACCGGCAGTTTGCGTTAATCGCATATGGCCTCACAGCCGCATCCCGCGGCGGTGGAGGCTACGATGTCTGTTCGCATCGACGCGAAACCCGAAGTTCAATCCTACACGCCCCCGATCTGGGCAACCGAAACCGCTGAACGCGATCTCGCATCGTTGTTTCGCGCACGATCACTTCAGGTGTCTCGCAGTGCGCCACCCGTCGAGCAGTGCGCGGTTGAGGCCGATCCCGACTTTAAGCTGGTCGAGCGCGCCACCGTAGCGCTCATTGTCGTGTTCGTCCTGTACATGGCCGCGCAGTTCGTCCGTGCCTGGCTCGAGGGGCATCTGTGATGCGAACGCGCCTCGCGTCTGATTCTCGGTGCTCGCTACGCCGATCTCTCTCGATCGTCATCGCGGTGACGATCGCGCTGTGGCTCGTCATCATCGCGGTCACCGTCGCATGATGCTGCGTGAGCATAGCGCATTATTGCGTGGCTTCGTGTCCGCCCGCGTGAAAGGCCGCGACGTCGTCAACTTCGCCGACGAGCTGTCTGCGGCGCGCAAGGTTCTTGCCATGATTCCCGGCGAACCGGCCGGTGCGCGAAACACCCTCGCCATCATTCCTGACCTCGACGGCAAGGCCGTCGCGAACGCTCTTCGCGCTGCCGGTTTCAATCGTGCGCGGGAGATCAGCGGCCGGAAGGCCACGACCGTCGTCTACCATCGGAGGGTTCAAAAATGATCCGTCATATGATTCCGCGTCTGCAGGTCGGTCGGTATTCCGGATCTGCGCTTACCGACGACTTTGGTCCCGACGGCGATGAAGTTCGCGGCTTCGGCTTCTGCTGTCAGTGGTTCGGCATCCTGATCGAAGTATGCGTGGGGGGCGTGCGATGACCGACACCGCCAAAGCCGCGCCGATGCGCGAGGAATTGATCCGAGCTATCAACAATTATGTTACCGCAGCCGGTGTACCTAAGACCGAGTTCGACGCTGACTTTGCGGTCAAGATGATGTCCGCGATGATGGTCAGCTTTCACAAGTATGGCCGTGTTGCACAGGCATACCCGCTTAAGTTTTCGGCTAGCGATGATGTGCGGGCGCGGATGGCGAAATACCGCGCGACCGGCAACAAGCACTATCTGGTTGATGCCGCCAACTTCGCGATGATCGAAGCGATGCACCCAGGTCGCAAGGAAGGTGCTGAGTGGGCAGGCAACGACGCCGCCGACAGTCCCGGACGCACCACGGCGAGCGGTCATCGTCTCGTGCAAGAGGACAACGACGGCAACCGGATCATGGGCGAGACGATCCTGCATCATCCGGGAGATTTGTGATGACTGCCCCCGCCAAAGCCGCGCCGATGCGCGAGGATATTACGCGGGCTGATCGATTGGTAAAGCTGATATTTCCGGCGGCTGCCGCTGCTTGGGACAGAGAAATTCAAGCGAGCCTAGACAAAGGAATGTCCCGAGCAGGTGCAATCGATGATGCTTACAATCGCACCAAGAGTTTTCGGTCTGAAGTAAATTGGATTGAGTGCTGCGACCGCGTCAGGAATGCCCTCGCCCACACCGCCCGCCCCGACGTCGATATAGCATGGCGGCTTGATCGCATTCGAGATGATGGCGGGCCGCTGACAGCTTCAGATAAGGCCTTTCTTGCCGAAGCGGCTAATTGCCTTCGCACCGCCCGCCCCGACGCCGGGCCGTGCGTCGCCGCACCGGATCATGCCGATATTCTCGAAACGATCGAGAACGCCGCCGATAACTGGCAGGCCAGCGGCTACACCAGCGCGCTTGCCGAAGTGCGTGACATGGCAAACGTTGGTCGATCACTGATGGAGGCATTGCCCACCGGCTATTGCTACATGGACAGCCCCGCCGAAATCGTCTGCGATCTGCAAAACAAGTTGGAAGAAGCGACCGCCCGCCCCGACGCCGGGGATGAGGATGTCGAGCGCATGGCGTTTCCTGACATCGGCCCTGATCCCATGAAGGGCGACCAAAGGACCACCGAGGAAGCCGTAGCGCGGGTACGCGAAGCCTATGTGAAACAGCAGGCGGGCGTGCCGGATCAAACCGCGCTTGTCTGGCGCTGGGATATCGGCGTGATCCTATCGGAAAACACGCGTCTCGCATCGCGCGCCGCCGCCCGCGATGGGGTGGGCCGGGGGATGGTCGAGCGGAACGAGCAGTTAGCGGCAGCCGTTGCCAAAATACTGCCAATCGGAAACCCTCGACTGCCGGGCGATCGCGTTGTGCCGATTTACGTCCGCATGGATGAGCTTCGGGCGCTGTGGGCTCTCTCTGCCTTGGACAAGGTCCAGCCCCAATGAGCATGAGCGCGAGCTTGAGCGATGCGCGACCACGCTACGCTGACGAGCACGATACGCTCGCCAGCCTCGCCGCGCACCTGCTCGGCGAGCGCGTCGCACGCTATCCCGCTGCCGTCGCAGCTGCGAAGCTCACACAGGCCGACGCCGACACCGGTATCCGCATCATGTCGGCGATAGCCGCAAGGTGGCGCGCGATTGCCGACCGCCAGCCCCTGCCCCCGACCTGCGCCTGTTGCGGCGGTGCAAGTCTACACGAGCAGCGCGATACGCTTGCAGCGGCAGCGGCACGTACCAGCCAGATCGCGGCCAAGGATCGCGGCAACGCCAATAAGGCGGACTATGCCGCCGCTGCCACCACGCTTCTGTGGCACGCCGAGCATGCTCTCGCTGCCGAAGCCAACTGCAGGAATGGCTATGCCGAAGCGGCCTGACTCCGCGCCAGGAGCAGCCTTGTTACAAGGCTGCTCTCAGAAGGGCCACAACCGCATGCCCGGACAACAGGCGGGGGACTGGACCGCTCGCCCCTGCCCTGAGTGCATGGGGCTTTTTGAACCGAAGGTCGTCAACCAGCTGTTCTGCAAGCCGGAGCATAACACGGCCTGGAACAACCGGGCGACCAAGCGTGGTCGCGTTCTCACGCCGCTGTCGATCGTCGCGCGGGTAACCCGCAATGGCACGCGAGGCACTCCGGAAGCGCGAGAGGCGGGCCGCGTGGCATCGTCGCAACACAACACGCTGATCCAGCGCTATCGCGACGAGGATCGCGCGGCCAACGACGGAAAGGGCCGGATGGAGTGGCCGGACTTTATGATCTTGCGGATCCGGCAGGGGTTCGACCCGCTATGACTCTGCTGACCCCCGAAGAGGCAGCCGCGCGGATCCACGTCTGCACGAAGACCTTGCGCCAGCTGCGACGTGACGGGCACATTCGCTATATCGCCATCTCCGATCGCGTGATTCGGTACCGGCCCGAAGATTGCGACGATTTCATTGAAGGCCGCGTTCGGAAAGCACCAGAATGTCAGTCTACAAGCCGAAAAACTCGCCGTACTTCCAATTCGACTTCGTCTGGAAAGGTCGTCGCTTTTTCGGAACGACAGGCTGCAAAAGCAAACGCGCAGCGCTAGCGCACGAGGAGATCGAGCGGGCCAAGGCGCGCAATGGCGGCAACCTACGACCGCCCATCACCCTCGACGAAGCCTGTGGGCTCTACCAAGACAAGGTCGAGGAGCTGCCCAGTTGGATAGATACCGAACGCCATATGCGAATGCTTATGGCCGGCCTTGGCGGCGCGCATCTCTTGTCCGAAATCACTCAACGGGATCTCCTCGCACTCGTTGCGAAGCGTCGGGCGACGCTCGCCAACTCTTCCGTCAACCGTGAGATCGAGGACTGGCGCGCGATCTGGCGGTGGGCGGATAAGGCCCGTTACGACGTCGGCGAAATGCCCAACTGGGGCGCGCTGTTTCTCAAAGTCGCGAAGACCGATCCTCGTGAGTTGAGCGCTAACGAAGAGGACAAGCTCTTTGGCGAGATCCGACGTGACCTGTTCGACTTCTGCTCGTTCGCGCTGAAAACCGGGTGGCGGCTGAGCGAAGTGATCGGGCTGCGTTGGGTCGACCTGGACATGGCGAACGCGTCGGCCGTCACTCGGATCAAGGGGGGCGACATCGTCAAGCGACCGCTGACACAGGAGATGATCATCATCATCGCCAACCAGCCTCGCGTCGGTCTGATACCGAACGTGTTCACCTATGTCGCGGTGCGAACAAAGCCAGGGTTCACTGACGCCCTTGGACGCAAGCAACCAGTTCGGATCAAGGGGCAGCGTTACCCGATGACGGAAAGCGTGCTGCGGAAGCCCTGGGTGGCAGCCAAGGAAGCTGCCGGCATCGAGAACTTCCGCTTCCACGACTTGCGCCATACGCGTGGCACCAGGATCTTGCGCGCTACGGGCAATCTCGCTGTCGCGAAAGAGGCGCTGAAGCACCGGTCGATCAAAACAACGCTGCGCTACGCGCATGCCACCGATGACGATGTTCGGCAGGCTTTGGATGCAAGCGAGTCCCGGACTATCCCCGAAGCCAAGCCGCAGCACCTGCGAAAAGCTTAATTAGATCAAAGATTTAACTGGTCGTAGCTGTCAGCGGTGTAAACGAGACGCTCTACCAACTGAGCTAATCGCCCTCGCTCTCGCGAGACGCTAGGAAAGCTGCGGCTTCCGGACTGTCTCGCCGCATAACGACGGTCTGTCCATTTCCCACTTTGGCCCGCACATGGCCCGCATCCCAAACATCGGCTGCGGCCATGACCTCGCGAAACATCGTGGTCAGCACTCCTTGCGCGTTGGCGAGATAGTCCGGATCATATTTCGCGTAAACCCCCGTCGTCTTTTTCAGGACGCGGTGGCCGAGCAGCGTCTCGATCTCGTCAGTGGGCACGCGGTTAGTGCGCAGGTAGGTCGCGACCGTGTGCCGAATCGTCTTGGCGACAACCTCGTCGCCCAGCCCGAGCGCGCGCCGCAGCGTTCGCCACGCCGTCCGTTTGGAATGGACGCGCGCGCTGTTCGACGCGCGCCAGGCGCGCAGGATGGCGGCCATATCCTCGATCGCCGGCAGGATCGGATTGACCTTCTTCGTGCGCTGCCAGTGTGCCGGATGCAGGTCGACCAGCTTGCGCCCCTCGTCCCATTGCGTGCGCGGGTCGAACTGGCTCGCAGCTTCCGGCCGCGCCGCGGTGGACAGGATCAGCAGGACGAAGCGCAGCATCTCGATGTCGCCTCGCGCGAACCCGACGATCGCGCCCAACTCTTCCATCGACAGAACGCGGTCCTTCGCCTGCGACCGGTACTGGTCGGGCACAGCGGGCACCTTTGGCGCATACGGGATTCGGCCATTGTCGGCATGATGCGTCAGCGCGGCGCGGATGTCGTCGAGGTTGCGCTGGACGCTTTCGCCGCGGACGCCCTTCGCAGAGGTGTGCTTGTAATCCTTCCCGCCCCACGGGACGTCGTAGCTATGCGGGCCCATGCGCCAGACGCGGAAGCGGACGAATAGGTTCGGCGTGATGTCGGCGACGGCCAGATCAAGCCCGGTGTCGGGATCCTGATCGAGGAAACCGATGAAGCACCGCAACGAGCTCGCGATCTGCGCGGGCGACACGACGCTCTTGCCGTGCTCCTCCCAGTACAGGAACAGCAGCGGAATCACCTTTGCCTCGGTGGGATGCTGCGCGCCGCGCGCGCGGGCACTCTCGAAGTGCGCGGTGATCTTGCCCTTGGCGTCCGCTAGGCTCCGGCACCGAGTGCTGCGATAGCTGATCGATCGAGTTTCGGCGTTGTAGCTGGCGATTTGCCAGACGTCGGGCGACTTGCCGTCGCGCCGCTTGTCGAGCCAGAAATCGCCGACGATGTAGGGTGATGTTTCGCGGCCCATGTGGCCTTAAGCTCCTCGGTTTCAGCACGTTGAAGGGAATCGAGCGCGCCGACCTCGACCAGCGCGCGAAGCTCGTCCAGGCTGAAGGACGTGCCAGTTTCGTTGCGCAAAGCGCGTTTGAACTTCTTCGCCAGAGTGGTGATGTCGCTCATAGCGCACTCCAAGGTTGAGGGATGATGTCGTGCCCCACGTAGAGCGGGTGCTTCGGCGTTCCGTCGGCGTTGATCTGGAAGGCGGTGACGCGGGCGCCGGCGGCGGCGAGCAGCCCCAGCACGGCGCGCCCGCGGTCGAGGTGCCGCCCATGCGCGCCCCAAGCTGCGACCAGCGCCACCTTGCGTTCGATCGAGATCAGCGCCGCCAGACGGATCGCTTCGTCGTTCTCCGGTCCGATCGGCTCGGGATGCAGCTTCATCACGCGCGGATCGGTGGCGCGTAGGGCAAACAGATTGACGACCACCACGCCCCCATACGCCCAGGCGCGCGCGCGCTTGGCGAGACCAGCGATCGTCGGATCGAGCTTCTCGTGTGTCGCGGTCGACGGGTTCAGCATGCAGACGACGAGCGGCGGCAGCGCGCGGTCCCAGATCCACGACAGGCTGTAGCGATGGGCCTCGTCGTCGGAGAAGGTGGCGGTGCACTTCATGCCGGAGAGGTCGCTGCGTGATAGGGTCTTCATCGTTCCCCGTCCCGCTTGACGACGACGCCGGGCCGAACGAATTTCAGATCCTCGGTGATCGTGACGATCGCTTTGGTGCCGGTCTTGTAAGGTGGTGACCCGGCGGTCTCGTCCTCGAATCGCACGTCAACGTTACTCCGGGACCTTTCGCGCTCGTTGGCGCTCGAGCGCCTATTTGCAGGCAGACGGCATCTGCGATCAAACGCTCGAGCTCTTTGCTATCCAAGACTGCGTGGTGTTTCCGGACGTGAGTCTCGGTGGTGACGACGTCTTTCATTGCTGCTCGGGCTCCTCGTCCCAATGCTTGTTCAGGATATCGACGACGCGGCGGGCGATCGCTTCCGGCTCGTTTGCGTATGCCGAGACAATCAGGACCGGGAAGTTCAGGCTATGGCTGGTGCTGCCGCTCTCGTTCCGGACCGGCGCGCTCTGGTAGAGCACCGCCCAGGCCGTTCGGTCTGCCGAGTCGAGGTTACGCAGGTAGGCAGTCTGATCGGCAGACCAGCACAAGTGGTCCTTGCTTACGGCGGCGGTCATTGGATGCCAGCTCCTACTACCGGCTCATCCTTGCCGACGAAGGTGGCACTCACATCGCTAGCGACTGAGGTGCCGGTCGAGATCCGCGTCAGGATAGCGAACAGCCGGTCCATTTCGTGCTGTCCGACGATGAACGAATCCTCTGCGGTGTCCGGATGGCTGATCACGATGCTTACCTCGCAATCGGCACCGGCACGCTCTGCGAGCTCGCGAAGGAAGTCGATCGCAGTTGCCGACGCCATCTTGAGCTCGTCGAGCAGGTTCTGGTTTGCTGTCGCCATGTCGCTCATCGGATTACCTTCCCGGCATCGTTCGCGCCCGACCGAGGCTCGCTCTCCCACAATCCAGGCGGATCGAAGCGGTTGAAGCCTTTCGCGGACTGCTCGGTAGGCAGACGATGAGGCAACCCGACCTTCTCCGATGTCGCATTAAATTTTGCGGCGGTGGCTTGGGCCAGATCGATCCCATAATATGCGGCCAGCTTGTCGAGGCAGACAACGACGTCGCCGATCTCTTCCGCAAGGTCCGCGACGGTGGCGCGCGAACCCCGCCAGCTCTGCGCTTCCCGGTGCAGCTTTTTGACGACGTTCAGCACCTCGCCGACCTCTCCTCCAAGCTCGGTGGCGTGGAACAGGCCGCAAGGTAGCTCAGTCTCGCTGCACCACGTCGCCATCCGGTCCGCAGCGACGCGACGCAGCTGGGTCAGAAAGTCCTCGCGCATCGGCGCGGCGGTGGGGGTGTCGTTCATCGGTGTCAGGCTCCCACAAGGTCGCGAAAGAGGATCGGCTGTTCGCTGCCGTCGGCGAAGACGCTGTCGAGCCAGGCAGCGGCGCTGGGTTCGTCGCCGCCCCATTTATCGGGATAGGTGCGCTCGGCGATGAGACGGCGGATAAGCGCCTCCTCTTCAGCGTTGATCAGATCGATGCCGCGTTCCGGCGTGCCGGCTGCGACCGCGCCGGCGCAGACACGGCGCTGAATATCAAGAATCTGCTCAAGGGCAGCGCTCCGCGCTTCCAGCGTCAACGGTCCCATGCGTTGCGGGTTCTTCGCGATCGATCCGTCTTTTAGCCGTTCGACACCGGACTTGCGGTGTCGCTGCGCGGGCAGTCGCATCCAGCGATAGATCGGCCGCAACTCGAGCAGCGGCGTCAGGTGGGTCCACCCCGGCGTCGCGACGATGACTGCAAGCGCCGTATCTTCGGCGGCGAGTGGGCAACCGGTGCAGCCCGTACGAGCGTTGACCTCGACGGCGTCGTCACCGCCATAGGCATCCGCCAAGATCGCGGTGGGCCAGCCCCCGAATTCATCGCGCGGTGCGTAGACCTTTAGCCAATCCCAGACGATGCAAACGCCCCAGTGCAGGATCGGCGCGAGCGTTGCGATCCGACCGCGAATTCCTGGGGAGTTCGGCAGAACCTGTTGATACCAGCCCTGCCCGCACTCGGCACCGTCCTTCGAGCACGACATGCGGATGCGGCCATCGCGGACGGCGCTTTCGCCTTCACGTACGCCGGTGATCGTCAGCAGCGTACCCGGCAGGGATTTGAGCACCTCAGCCATGGCCGCGGCCATTGGATCGACCTTGATCTGGCGAGTGCACCAGCGCAGCGTGTTGTTGTTCGGCGGTGGGACGCCGCGCCCCAAGATGTACGGCATGAAGCGTTTCTCGATCGGCGCGCGGACGACGATCACCTTGATCCAGTTGCGCTCACTCAGCTTGGCCATGATCATTTCCGCGGCGGCCTGAATGGGCGGAAGTTCCTGCCGAGTGTCGGCGTACAGCACGTAAAGGCATTCTGGCCGCGGCAGTTCACCAGCGTCGATCAGATGGACGATCAGCGACAGGGTCGCGGTGCTATCCTTGCCGCCCGACCACGCGACCGCGACGTGTTCGTGCTGATCCCAGTAAGCACGGAGAGACGCGAGGGTCATCTCGACCGCTTCCTCGTGCAGCATACGCGCGCCCCGCGCAAAGAGGTTGTCGACGGCCATTGTTCAGCCTTCACCATTGTTGAGGACGGCGGCACGTGAGGCGAGCCGGTGATAGACAGGGGTGGCGGGCGCACCGACGATGAGCCGGACAATCGCGGGATGGTGGAGCTTGCCGCCGGCACCCATCCAAGTCAGGCGACCGTAGTGGATCCAGTCCTCGGGCAGCTCGGACGCGCCGAACCGCAGCAGCGGCTCGATGTCCTCCGGATGCTCGGCGAGGTAGGAGACGAAGCTCCCAGCCGTCTGCGTACCGCTGACGCCTGCGGCCTGCGCCAATGCTTCCGAGACCTCGGCGAGCCGCCTGATCACCGCGGCGGCGGCGGCGAAGTCCATCGTCGACAGGTCAGTCATGGCAGCACCGTCGCGCAGATGGCACCGACCATGACGACCGCGCATGCGAACGCAGCGCCGCCAAAGACGGTGGCGAACTCGGGGTGCCGACCACGCAGGACCCGGCTGCTCCCCCATAGGAGTAAAACGAAGAGAAAAGTGCCGGCGGCGATCGCCAACGGCAGGCTGGCGCGACTCATGCGAACTCACCGCATCCACGACCGACGAGCTCGCCGTTCTCGCCGCCCGTGAAGTCGCGCCAATGCACCCAACCCTTCGGACAGGCGAAGCCCCACTCGCGGACCTTGGGCCCGGTCATGAACAGCGACACCGCGCGCTCGCCGGGTAGGATCTCAAGACGGTGCAGCGCGTCGGCGCCGCGGCTGCCGATCCACCCGGCCTCGCGCCTGAACGAACCCTCTGGCGTGTGCTCGACGTAGCGGCCCGAGAGCAGCATCGACGTGTTCGGCCACGGGTGGTCGTGCAGCGCGCGGTCATCGTCGCTGCGCAGGATCTCGTGCAGGTAGACGTTCGCGCCCTCATTGCGCGGCACGACCCACCAGCGGCGGAGATACGGTGCGGCGGCCTCGCCGATGATGAAGTCCGGCGCACGCGCCATGACGTCCTGCGCCCATTCCGCCATATCGGCGGCGGTGGCGTATCCGATGCTCATACCGATGCTCCCGCGCCGGCACGCCGGCAGTAATCGATGAAAGAGAGGTTGCAGTCGGCGTCGAGCCAGGCCTGATAGCGGCGCTGGCTGCGCGTCAGCTTGGGCGGCGGGGGGCTGTTCGCGGCGACGAACTCCCGGCCCTCGTCGGTGACGAAGAATGCATCCATGCCGCCATACATCTCGACGTTCGCCCGGCGCTTCATCAAACCGGCCTCGAACAGCGCTATGCAGTGAGGGTGATCGTCGCTCCCGGCACCGGTGACGAAGTGCGAGCGATATTGGTCACCCTGACCATACTGGTCGACACCGAGGGCGTGCTGCAGGATATGCAGCTGGCGTGCGGCGGCGCCCGCGCGCACCGTAGGCGCAGAGACGATGATTGGACGATCAGTCATGACCGATTCCGATGTTGCGGAGTTTGAAATGCCCCTGAAGTTTCAGGGCACGCTTGCCGGCGACCCGCAATTCGAGGGTATGAAGCGGCGGGTAACGATCACCCGGGCGGCTATCCTCAAGGCGATCGACCTGCCCCTCACCTTCGCGACGCAGGACATCTACGACGAGTTCTTCTCCGACATCTGGATGCAGGTGAGGAGCGAGGCTTGGCACAAACGGCCGGAGGGCGGCGCGATCCGCATCGACGTCGAAGACATCAGGGACGGGGAGCCGGGCGGAAACTGAACCACGCTTCACGACGGCATCCCGTCATGCTGGACGCCATTAAGCAGGCGCCCGGCGGCACTATTGTCCGGCCTCCGAACAACATGGAACTCGCCGCCACGGCGATCTTCGTCCGCGCGCCTGCGCTTCTCCGCCAAGACGCGTCCGAGCAGGTCATAGTCGTAGCGCTCAAAGCGCGTACCCTCGCCGATCATAGCGCACCCCGCATACGGACCGGGCCCGTGTCAGGCGTGTGGGGCTTGGCGGCGTCCCAGCGCGTCTCATCGACTTCGAACGGCGGACGTTCGCGGTTCCGGTGGCGGCAAAGCACCTTCCCGTTGCGCGTTGGCACGGTCGACAGGCGGCGGAGCGGCAGGAAGTGACCGGTGGTCACCTCGACGTTGCGATACTGGGCCATCAGCGCACCGCCTGCGCGGCGGGTGCCTGCTGCGCCTGGTGGACGAAGACCGGGAGGGCGTTGAACAGCATCGACGCCACCAGGATCACGGCGGCGATCAGCACGACCCGCGTCAGAACGAATTCCAGAAGCTCGGCGTTGGCGCGCATCCGATCGTTCTGGCGGCGCGCTGCGCGCTCCTCGTCAGCTATGCGGAACCAGTCGGCTGGCGTAAGTTCGATCGGCGCGACTTCGCGATCGCGCTGCTGCGCGATGGGGGTGCGGTCCATCTTCATATCGTGGCATCCGTCCATTTGATCTCGCCCGAGGGCGTGATGATTTTGACACGCCGACCGTCGCGAGATTTCACGAGCAGCGGGCAACGGAGGTAGATCGTCTTGTAGATGTCCCAGGGGTCGCTGGGGTTCGGCATCAGCAGCGGCACCTGATACGACCAGACCTTCTTGGCGCTGCTGCCGGGCTTCCGCGTCTCGAGCGTGGCGATCTGCTCCTTGGTCCAGGGCGAACCCTCGACCGCGGTTCCCTGCCAGACGTCATGCATCGACGGTCGAACCTTGGGCCCGGACTGGAGCGCGATCTTAATCTCGAGCGCGGACAGGCGCGGCGTTTCTGCTGCGTCGGTCATCAGCCGGAATATCCCGTATAGGCGTGACAGGCACCGCGCGCCGCGGCGTCGAGACGCAGCGCCTCGCGATAGTCGGCATCAGCGCGGGCGAGCGCAGCCTCGGTCACGCGGACATGCTCGGCGCGGCCCTTACGCTCGGCCTCGAGCGCGACCGTCATCTGCCGCGCGCTGGGCTTGCGGTTAATCTTGGAGCGCTTGATCTCGTTGGCGTCGATCGCGAGGATCGCCATGAAGGCATCGCAGTCGAGGCCGATCCGCTCCGCACGGAGCCCGATCTCAGACGCCAGATCGCGCACATACGCTTTCACCGCAGCCTGCACGTTCAAGTCATTGCGGACCCGCTCGTAACGCAGCTTGGCCTTCTCTGCCCGCATCCGGGCGAATACCGGGCGAAGCTCTGCGATAGCCAGATCAAGGTCGGGATCACGCGTCATCGCGGCGCGCCCTCGACATACGCCCAGCGCGCGCGGTGCGGCGACGCCTTCGCGTATGCCTTGCCCGCCTCGAAATGGTCGACGCGATACTTCGCCTGCCAAGTGCGCAGGCCGATGCTGTCCTTCTCCCGGTGCGCGCCCGAGCAGAGCGGCACGGCGTGATAGTCGGGGCTCTTGAGGCCAACGCCTTTCATGCCGTCAGCATCGGAGTGCGACGCTTCCATCACGCCGGAGCAGACATGCCCCGCCCGCCCCTCAATCAGGCAGGGGCGCTTCCGCAGCCAAGCAAGGTGGGTCGGGAAACGCCGGTCGGCATCCGCCTTCATGCTGTTGCGCTGGCGCGGCCGGACATCGACGCGGAACATCAGCGCTCGACCAATACGTAATGGGTGATCCCGCACAGGTCGCCGTGGTCACGGTTCCAGCGGCGCTCCCACGCGCCCGCCCGGCGCGGCGGCTGGAAATAGTCGAACTCGGATTCGAAGACGCACTGGATCTGCACCAGCGTCTGCGGCGGGAGCGGGCAATCGCCCCCTGCCCATGCGATCGGCTGCGCCTGCTCGGCGTCCAGCCCATCAAGCAACACCTTGTCGGTGACTGCCTTGCTGAAAACTTCGGGTGGTAGCAGGGCCACTTCGATCTCCTCGCCACCTGCATGCCGCACGGCGCGGCTGATCAGGTGGCGAGGAGAACTTTATGCGGGGAGTTTCCCGCAGTCAATAGGAGCGCGGGATGTTTCCCGCTTTTTTATCAGCTGGAGGCCTTCAGGCCCACGCATTGTTTCCAAATTCCGCCAATCGTGCCGAACTTTTTGCGCCACTCCACGCGGCTGCCTGCACCTTCGGGGATCACCGTGAAGGCCATCGAAACGCCTCCATAGCCATTCTTGATCAGGACGACCTTGGACCCGTTGTCTTGGTCCAAGGCGGCCGTGTTATTCTTGTTCGCAAGGCAGAACGCGACCTTGTTGGCCGAGTCTTGCGAATGAAATGTCTCGGTGACCGGGCCATTCAAGACGGTTTGCGTAGAGGCGCAACCTGCCAAAAGAGCCGCTGCCCCCAGCGTACCCAAAACTAGGACCTTCATCATATTCCCCCGTTTCACCTCGCACAGCGCGAGGCATTCCTACATCCCGAAAGCCTCATCCCAGGGCATGACCCGGTGGACCTCCCGGTAAAGCCTCGAATCCAACCTGAAGATTGCTGGCGGATTGAATTGCTCGAGCTCGATATACGTTGCGGACCGACGCACCAGTCGCTTGATAAGCACGCCCGCGGCATCTGCGCCATCGGTACGATCTCGCAGGTAAACAACGACATAATCCCGCATATTTGGCGGGCGCTTAGGGTCGACGATGATCCCTTGACCGCTCTCGTATGCTGGCTCCATCGAAACGCCGGCGACGTACAGGCCATAGATATCGCGTCGGTTCATCAGGTTGGGTGGCCGCCGGAAACGGTCCACCACTTCTGCCATGTTCAGATCGGTTTGTTCGATCGCGAGGCTTCCATCGAAATCGCCACTGAACTGCTGTTCCCCGCCCAACGCGGTGCCGTACACAGGTATATCCTGAAGCATATCCTGTGGTTCGGGGATCAATGCTCGGATCTCGCTCGAAGGCTCAAGTCCGGCCCCTGGTTGATCAGTGGTGCCTTGCAGGTAATCAACAGTGGTTTCGAGAACCCCAGCGAGAGCTTGCAAGCGAGACGCAAGTGGTCGAGCACCACGCCGAATATCACGTATTAGGTCCGGCTTGCCCACTGCCGTAAGTGACGCTTTGCGATCACTCACGCCGAGCGCGTTCAGTCGCTCGTCGATTCGATCTATGAGAACGATATTCGGTTCAGCCATGCGGGCTTCCTCCCGCAAACCGACCGAAAACGCATGCGGGAAGTTTCCCTTGACAGGTGCGGGACGCGGCCCGCATATAGGCGTTGCAATCACGAGAGCGACGCAATGCCAGAGACGCCATTCCTTGCCGACGTAGACCGATTTCTCGCCGCTTCGAGGATGGCTGAAAGCGCGTTCGGTCGCGCCGCGGTAAACGACTGGAAGTTCATTTCCCAGTTGCGTGCTGGCCGCCGGGTATGGCCCGAGACCGAGGCGAAGGTTCGGAAGTTCATGGCTTCATATCGTCCGGCCAACCAAGAGCGGGAGGCGGCATGACGCACGCCGAGGACATCGCTCGCGGCGACGCGGAGATCGCCGCGCTCGTGGCGAAGCTCGACACCGTCCCCGGTACGCGCTGTGCCGTGTGCCGGCTCCCCGTCTGCGGGCACTCCGACGCGGAATATGCCGGTGTCGTTTGTCTCAAGGCGGATCATCAACTTCATGCAGAGAGCGATAAGGCATGAGCCTCGACCAGTCCGCGAATTTGCCGCCCCTCATTTCCCGCGAGCGCGGCCATGACGCAGTGCGCGATGCGCTGCGCCTCTTCATCGGTCGCGGTCGTCGCTATTCGGTCAAGCAGGTCTCGAACGCCACGGGCGTGAAGGATCGGGTGATCGAATGCGCGATGACCCTCGCGGCGGATCCCGAGTGCCGGTCCATTCACATTGGCGACTTGCTATCGATCGCGGGCTTCCTCGGCCCCGAGTTCACGACCGAGTGGCTGCTGCTCGCGCAACAGGCCGCGGTCGCGCTCCCCGATGCCGACGAGCCCGGGCCCGGACAGCTGGCGGCCGACGTTGCCGACGACACAGCGACGATCGTGCGCGCAGCCCGCGACGGTGTTTTTGATCGGGAGGAGCGGCGCGACCTGAAAGCGGTCGGTGCCCGGATGATTTTGCACGGCGGGGCGCTCGTACAGCTTCGCGCCATAGGTTGAGGATCAACGCCGGGGCGACCGGCAGGGAGTAACGACAATGCCGAACACCATCAGGGTGGTGGCGACGAAGGTCGCTTCTACCGGAGAGAAACTGCGCCCGGCGGCTGTGCTGCCGATGTCGCGTATCATCATCACCGGCGGCGAGTGCTTCGGCTTCATGCCGATCAGCGACGTCCGCAAGGTCCCGGTTTCGCGCGTGCTGCGAATGAACCGCCTGATCCAAGGCGCTGTATAATGGCTGACCAGCTCGACCAAGCTGCCGAGATCACCGATCTCTACCTGCAGCGCAGCATCCGCGCCGCGCGCCAGCCCGTCCCAGTCGGCGTGCCCGGCGAGTGCGAGACCTGCTTTGAGGACAGCCCCCGCCTGGTCGGCGGATGCTGTGCCCCTTGCCGCGATGGGAAGCGCCGATGACGCGCGCATGCTCCGATTGTGCTGGCCCGATCAGCCGCTGCTCGAAAGGCCGCTGCCGTGCGTGCGCAACCGCGCGCCTCAATAGTGACCCCGCGATCATTGCGCGTCGCCATGCCGCCATCAGCGCGGCGGCGGCGAAGCCTGGGGCAAACGATGCGAGGAAGGCCTCGCTCGCGCGCTACATCGCGAACATGCCGGAGGCCGAGGTCGAGCGGCGCCGCGCCAACGGTCGCCGTCTCGCGCGCGACGTGCTCAGCCGCCCCGAGGTGAAGGCAAAGGCGTCATCGGCAGAGGTCCGCGCCCGCGCCGGGCGGGCGAAGACCGAGACCATGCTCGGCTGGTGCCCACCCGCGTTGCGCGAGTCCTATCGGCACCTGCTCAAGAAGGGATACCTCGCCGCGGACGCCCGCCGGATGATCGAGGCCGAGATCCCGGAGACGGCGGCGCACACTAAGCGAGTGCTCGCCAATCACCGCGACGTTCAGCGCATCCGCGCCGAGCGTGAGCAGGCGCAGGCATACTGATGACCGCCGCGCAGATCCTCATCGGTGACGTCCGCGAGCAGCTGGCGCGAATCCCGTCGAATTCGGTCGACTGTTGCGTGACATCGCCGCCGTATTGGGGGCTGCGCGACTATGGCGTGATCGGACAGATCGGGCTCGAGCCGACGCTCGGCGAGCACCTCGCCGTGATGGTCGAGGTGTTTCGCGAGGTTCGCCGGGTCCTGAAAGCACAGGGCACCTGCTGGCTGAACTATGGCGACTGCTATGCGGCGGCACCGAACGGGAAGTCGGTAGAAGCCTATAAGGCCGACGGCAGCGATGACCGCACGTTCCGCGACAAGCCGTTCTCGACGGTTGGGCCGATCTACGATCCGAACCACCAAGGCGGCCGGAACAAGACACCAAACATCGGCGGCATCAGTGGAAAGGGTCAAGCTCCCTCCCGCGGTGCGATCGTCGCCGGTGGGTTCCTGAAGCCGAAGGATCTCTGCATGATCCCTAACCGGCTCGCGATCGCCTTGCAGGATGACGGTTGGTACGTCCGCTCGGAGATCATCTGGCACAAGCCGAACCCGATGCCGGAGAGCGTGTACGACCGCCCGACGACCGCGCACGAGAAGATCTGGCTCCTGAGCAAGGGTGAGGACTACTTCTACAACCACGCCGCAATTCGGGAGCCGGTGACCGGTGGTGCCCATGCCCGCCGTCCAGGACCGAACAGCCGTCAGAACGTCGACCGCGTGCCGGTGCCTCGTAAGGGCAAGACAGCAGCAGCTGGTAGCGGCATTCGCAACAACGAGAGTTTCTCAGCTGCGGTGGCCGACATCGTCAGCGACACGAAGAACGCGCGCAACGTGTGGACGATCGCGCCGAAGCCGTTCCGTGAAGCCCACTTCGCGACATTCCCGCCAGCGTTAGCCGAGCGATGCGTGAAGGCCGGATGCCCAACGACGGTCTGCGGTTACTGCGGCGCGACCGACGGCTGCGGTGCGATTTGCGCAACGTTCGACCGCAAGCCAGGCGTCGTGCTCGATCCCTTCGGCGGCGCTGGGACGGTCGGGCTCGTCGCGGAAGAAATGGGGCTCGGCTCCATCCTGATCGAGCTTAACCCTGAATACGCCGCGATCGCTGATCGCCGGATCGCCGAGGCGCGCACACCAATCACCAAGGGAGAACGACCATGAGCGACGTGATCGCATCCGACCAATTGCGCCTCCTGATCGAGCGCATTGAGCGGCTCGAAGAAGAGAAGAAAGGCATCGCTGACGACATCAAGGATGTCTACGGCGAGGCGAAATCGACTGGGTTTGACGTAAAGACAATCCGTGCGATCATCCAGCTGCGCAAGATGGACGTCAACTCGCGCCGCGAAGCCGAAGCTTTGCTGGATACCTACAAGGCCGCGCTCGGGATGCTCGACGGCACCCCCTTGGGCCACTGGGCGCTCGAACGTCTTTCGAAGAAGCCTGACGATCAAATCGGGGCCGAAGAGGATGCATCGACAGCCGACGGCGAGACCTACGACGCCGCGGTAAAGCTGGTGCTCACCAGCCGCAAAGCCGCGGTATCATGGCTGCAGCGCCAGTTGCGTATCGGATATAATTCCGCCGCACGGCTTGTTGAGCGGATGCAAACGGAAGGCTTGGTATCTGCACCGGATCATATCGGCCGCCGGGAAGTCATTGCACCCGCGCCGGAAGGCACCGACGCGGCTGAAACGGCCGATGTGACCGAGCCTGTAGCGCCTGAACCTACAGTCGAAGACGCCAGCGTGATAGGTCAAGAAGCGGCGCGGGCAGGTGCTCCGGTCACCGCGAACCCCTTCCCTGCACGCGACGTCCGGCGCGCAGCATGGGACGAAGCATGGTGCAAAGAATTGGGCAGCGATGGAATGGACATTCCTGATGCGCTGAAGCCGGCGGCTAAGCCCAAGAAGGAGGACGGTTCGGCACCCGCCGATGAGCCCAAGGCGGCGGGGCAATGACGGCGGCGAACTCGACCGAACGGGAAAGCCTTGAGGCGGCACTTGGCGGGAGTGGCCAGGTCGTCATGCCCGGTGATGCGCAGTCCCCGATCCTGACGGCACCGGTGCGCGCTGCGCTCCATCAGTGGCTCTTCGAGATGAACGCTGAGGACGAACTTGCAGAAGTCGGGCTCAAGCCGCGTAGTCGGTGCCTGCTCTCCGGGCCGCCAGGTTGCGGAAAGACCACCCTTGCTCATCACATCGCGGCGCGCCTCGGCGTTCCAATGCTGATTGTTCAGAGTCACGAGATCATCAGCAAATGGAAGGGCGAGACCGGACAGAATGTCGGCAAGCTGTTCCGCGAAGCACGGCGGCAGCATGGCGGCATTGCGCTGTTCTTCGATGAGTTCGACGCAATCGGTACCAAGCGCGAAAACATGAGCGGCTCCGGCGCTGATAACGAGCGCGCCGCGACCACGATTGCGCTTCTTCAAGAGTTTGATCGCTTCGACGGCCTGCTGTTCGCCGCGACAAACGTGACGGGGGCGATCGACCCGGCGCTTTGGCGCAGGTTTCAGATGCAGATCGAGATTGGCATGCCTGGCCCTGCGGAGCGGTTCGCGATCGTACGCATGTACGTGGAACCGTTTGCCGTAACTGACGAAACCGTCACGGCCATTGCGGACGCCCTTTCCGGCGCATCCCCGGCGCTGATTCGGGAAGGCTGCGAGATGATCAAGCGCAGCATTATCCTCGGACCAAAAATGAACCTTCCGACCGATCTGACATCGATCATGGAGCGGTTTGGCAACAGCGCGTCGCCTCCGGAAGGCATGCCAGTGCCGTGCCTTTGGTCAGATCGTCGCGGCGCATTGAACGACCTGCGCCGCGCACCATGGCCGCCGGAGCGCCGGACATGAAGAGCTGGATAGCGAAACTGGTGCGCGGCCGACGCTCTTCGGTGTCGGTGGATGAGCGTATTCTTATCCTCGACAGCATGCTCGAGCAGCGGTTGCAGTCGAGGAAAGCTGACCGCGGTGTGCGCCAGGAACGCTCGCGTCGCGCTGCCGCAACAAAGGTGCATGCACAGGTCGCCCGCGACCCGCTGCTGCGCGAGCAGGTAGGATTCTAGTCGGTGAGTAAGCGCCCTGCCTTTCAATTCTACCCAGCCGATTGGCGCACTGAGGCAGGTCTTCGCCTTTGCTCCATGCCCGCACGCGGGCTGTGGATCGAGATGATGTGCCTCATGCACGATGCCGCACCCTACGGCCATCTTACTGCGCTCGGCCGTCCCATGACCGCCGAAGCAGTGGCCCGGTTGGTTGGTGAAGGCGTCGGCCCGGTCAAGAAGTGGCTTGCCGAACTAGAGGCGAACGAAGTCTTCTCGCGCAACGACGATGGCGTGATCTTCAGCCGCCGCATGGTCCGTGACGAAGAGGTTCGGCAGGCACGGGCCGCTGGCGGACCGGCTGGTGGAGAACATGGCCATAAGGGGGCTTCGCACGGCGCGAAGGGCGGTCGACCGCGCAAAGAAAAAGCCCCCTTATCCGACCCAGAAAGGGGGGTTATTTTACCCCCCCCTTCTTCTTCTCCTTCATCTCCATCTGCAGAAGAAGAAGAAGATTCAGTTGCTAACGCAACTGCCGAAAATCCGGTTGAGCCCCCTGAGCCAGTCAACCCCGAGAAGGTGATGTTCGACCAAGGCAAGCGACTGCTCGCAGAGGCCGGGATCGTGAACGGCAAGGCTGGCAGCCTCCTTGGGAAATGGAAGCGCGACCACGGTGCCGAAGCCGTGATCGTCGCCCTCGGCAAAGCCCAGCGCGAAGGCGCAATCGACCCCGTCAGTTTCATCGAAGGATGTTTCCGGAATGGCCCACAATCCCGACCTGCCCGCCAATCTCGCAACGGCTTCCTCGATGCCATCATTGATGAGGAGCGCGCAGCCCGTGCTTGATCGAGCGTTCGAACCTGGCGCGGTATTCAGCGCGGCCGATATCGCGGTCATCACACCTCTGGCGAATGCTATCGCCGAGCCGCAGGTGGCTGACACGAAGTTCATTCGTCAGTCGCTGGGCGGCTTAGCTGCGTCCTTGCCCAGCCAAGCGACCGACATCATTCACGGCAACCTCAAGCTGGGCACGTACAAGGCGATGTTCGAAGGCTGCGACCCGCGTGCGCTGGCATACGCGGTGCGCCGCTGTCTGGACGAACTCGACTGGATGCCGACCGTCCATCAGATCAAGGAGCGGATGGCGATCTGGATCAGCCCCGAGGAGGCGGCGATCCGACGTGCGCGCTTCATTCTCCGAACGGGGAAGCGCGACGAGCCCGAGCAGGACATCCCGATCACTGCTGCTCAGATCCGCGCCATGAAGCCCGAATTCCGCTCAATGGGTCTGGCGGCTGGCCATCTGACACAGGACGAGATTGACGCGGCACTGTCCGAGCCGGTCGAGCAGGCACAAGCCGCATGATGCCGCTGGTCGTAACCGCGCTAATCAAGGCGGCCCCCTCCATCCGGATCGAGGTCATGTCCCCGGCCCTCCGCAAGATCCACCTCGGCGATGATCGGGCTCTGCACCACTTCACGCGGGGCGACGACGGTGAGGAATACCATTCGCACCCATGGTCATTCACCTCAGAGGTTCTGCACGGAGGCTATGCCGAAGACATCGTGGTCAGCCTTTACCCGTTCACCGTGCTGGAGAAACGCCGCCTGCCTGGTACCACGCACCAGGTTGAGGCGAACCACATCCACCGCATCACGCGATTGCTCGGCGAGGATTGCTGGACGCTAGTCATCGCGGGCCCGGCCGAGCGGGAGGTGCAGTTCTATCGGCATCGCGAGGGTGGCGTGCAGTCCCGGCGATGGGACGAGGCATGGCAATGACGGCAGTCAATTCACAGTCAGTATCAAGGTTCAAGGGGTGGGGTATGAGTAGGAAGGCAGCACGGCGCAGGGAAGATACGGATTGGTGCATCCTGCGCACCTCGGGAGGCCGGACGCTCAACCTAGCCCGCTCGCTCGCCGAGGCGGGCTTTGACGTTTGGACGCCCATTCGCACCATCAAGCGACCGCACGGCAAGCCAGACCAGAAGGGCCGGCGCAGCACGGTAGAGATTGATATGCCGATTTTGCCGACGTTCGTGTTTGCCCGTGCCGGTGGCCTCTCTGCTTTGGCGCATACCGCGGGCGATCCCGTACACCAGCATCCACCGTTCTCGATTTTCTTACATGCTGGGCGCATCCCGCTGATCGGTGCCGCCTCAGTTGCTGGGTTGCAGGAAGAGGAACGGTTCGCCGCCGAACAGATAACCGCGCTGCGTGACGCTGAGACGCGAGAGGAACAGCGCCGCATTCGTGGCGCCGCGCTGAAGACCAAACGCGAGCGGGAGAAAGCCTTGCGTGCGGAACGGCACGACTTCGCGATCGGCGCGGAGGTGTCCGTTGCCGATCAGCAGTCGTTGGCAGGGATGACCGGGGTGATAACGAGCAGCGATGGGCGCAGCGCGGTTGTCGCTTTCGGCGGTTCGCTGACTATGACGATTGAGGCTTGGCGTCTGTCGCCACATGATGTAAGCGCAGCTTTGATAGCCGCTTGATCGGCACCTGGCGCAGATGATCTTGAGCTTGTTCTCATGCGCACGCCAACCCCGCGAGAGCCAGCGCTCAGACGGTTGTCCTACGGCATGACGATAATGCAATTCATAGTTCGGTTGGCTGACTGTTCCCTCCCTGGCGGTCAGCACACCCCCTCACCGACGCGCGCGACGCGAGACATAGGCGATCAGGCATAGCCTTGATCGGCCGACTGATGGTGAGGAAAGACAATGGCCAAGCTCAAGACGCTGCCCAGTCGCCTCGGTTCACTGAGCCCGACGCGCGGCCACCTGCCAGCGCCTGAGCGGAAGCCCGAAGCCGAACGCAAGGTGTTCTCGCCTTGGCGAGCTTGGTACAACACGACGCGCTGGCGTCGCCTGCGCTGGGCGCAGCTGGTCAAGGACCGCTTCACCTGCACCCGGTGCGGGAAGCTTGAAGGCGACACCGCCAAGCTGGTCTGCGACCACGTCACTCCACACCGCGGCAGCGCGGACCTGTTCTGGGACGAGTGCAACCTGACTACGCTCTGCAAGCCGTGCCACGATAGCGCCAAGCAACGCGAGGAGCAGACCCAAGGTATGCGCGGAGCGTGACGTGCCCTGCAGCGCGCTGGCGGGCTTCCTGCGAGGCCTGACGCGGCACCAGACCGGGGGGGGTGGGTCGGACTTCGGGGCGGGTCGACGCCTTAGACCGGTAATGCTCTCACGCAGAGAAAAAACTCCTCTGGAGCGATCCGGGGTGCGACTAGGCCGCGGGAACCGATGCGATGAAGACTTCCCGCCCAACTGTCGACTGGCCAAGAATTGAACTCGAATACTGTGCCAACGAAGATTCCATTCGAGAAATAGCCGACCGGCATGCAATTTCTGACACGGCTATTCGTAAGCGCGCCAAGGCCGAAAAGTGGGTTCGATTGGTTCGCACCCCGCCAAGTGCGAACCAGTGCGAACCTGAGCTAACCGCACCGCCTCCCCGGCCTGTTGACCCATCTGAACCAGTCGACCCGGTCGCGATCGCGGATGGGGGGCGCGGCTTGGTCTGGCGTATGCTCGACGAGCTCGATGCCACCACGACACGGCGCGGCGAGCTCGAAGACATGATCATCGCAGCGACCGACGGCGACGACGATACGGCCCGGCGGGAATCGATGATGCGCGCGGTCAGCCTGAGCAGCCGCGCCAACAATCTCAAGACGCTCGCGCTGGCGTTCAAGACGCTGAACGAAGCATCAGCGCCGCAAGGCAAGAAGGCCGCGGCGCAAGAGCGTGCCACCCAGATCGGGGGCAGTTCCCGGTTCGGATCTATCGGCCCACCGAAGCTGAAGGCAGTCCAGTAGCGTGGTGACCTGGTCGACCGCGAACCTCGACTGGAAGCGCAACATCCGTGAGCGGCGATCGCTGATCCCGTTTGCTCCGCTGTTCCCGGCATCGGCTGATGCCAAGATGGCGGTGTTCACGTCGCTGAAGATCGTCGACATACCGGGTCGCCCGACGTTCGGCGAGGCATCGGACCAGTGGCTGCTCGACTTCGTGGCGGCGATCTTCGGCGCATACGACCCCGAGACCGGGCAGCAGATGATCCGGGAGTTCCTGCTCCTAATCTCGAAGAAGAATACGAAATCGACGCTAGCCGCGGGGATCATGCTAACCGAGCTTATCTGCGGCTGGCGCGAGGAAGATGAGAACCTGATCCTCGCGCCGACGATCGAGGTCGCGGGCAATAGTTCGAAGCCGGCGTTCGCGATGATCCGCGCCGACGAAGAGCTTGTCGAGCTTCTGCATATCCAGGAGCACATCCGGCTGATCACGCATCGGGTGACGAAAGCGACCCTGAAGGTGGTTGCGGCGGACAGCGCTACGGTTTCGGGCAAGAAGGCCAGCCGGGTCCTAGTCGACGAGCTTTGGTTATTCGGCAAGAAGTCGACGGCGGACTCAATGCTTCGCGAAGCGACCGGCGGGCAAGTGTCACGGCCGGAGGGATACACCCTCTACCTGACGACGCAGTCAGACGAGCCGCCCGCTGGGGTGTTCAAGGAGAAGCTGGCCTATTTCCGCGACGTCCGCGACGGCGTCATCAACGACCCGGAGAGTCTGCCGGTTCTGTACGAGTTCCCCGACGAGATGGTCGCCGCGGGCGAGCATCTCGATCCTGCCAACTTCTACGTCACCAACCCAAATCTTGGCCTTTCGGTCAGCCAGAAGTGGCTTGAGAGCGAGTTCCGCAAGGTCGAGAACGCCGAGGACGGCACGAAGCAGGTCTTTTACGCGAAGCATTTGAATGTCGAGATCGGCGTCGGTCTTCGCCACGATGCTTGGGTGGGCGCTCTCTACTGGCAGGCGGCGCGCGCGGCGCCGGAAGTCTGGGACGGCACGCTCGACCAGTTCCTTGCAATCGTCGAGGTAGTGGTCGCCGGCGGCGACGGCGGCGGGCTCGACGATCTGATGGGGCTGGCGCTCCTCGGGCGGCACAAGGTCACCAAGCAGTGACTGCTCTGGTGCCGGGCGTGGGCGCAGCAAGACGTTTTCGACCGGCGCAAAGACATCGTTTCCAACCTCAACGACTTCGCGGCCGAGGGGTCGCTGGTCAAATGCCTGACGCCGACGCAGGACCTGATTGAGGTCGCCGACCTGCTCGAGCGGGTGAAGGATCTCGGGCTGTTCCCGGAACAGGCGGCAATCGGCCTTGATCCGCAGGGCATTACCTCGCTGGTCGACGAACTGACCGGTCGCGGCTTCACGATCGACCAGATTCCGGCGATCAGCCAAGGCTTTCGGCTTTCAGGGGCGGTCTGGGGCACCGAGCGAAAGCTGAAGGACGGCACACTGATTCACGCCGGTCAGGCGCTGATGGCCTGGTGTGCGGGCAACGCGAAGGCAGAGCAGCGCGGGAACGCCGTTCTGATCACCAAGCAAATCGCCGGCAAGGCGAAGATCGATCCGCTCATCGCCGCCTTCAACGCGGTGGTGCTCATGTCCCGCAATCCGGAAGCAGCCGGTGCGGGGCCGCAATTCATGTTCATCTGAAAGGCACCCCATGGACAACAGGGCATACAGCGTCCTTGCGATCAAGGCGGTCAACGAAGACGCCCGCACGATCGAAGGCATCGCGACTACGCCGACCGTCGACCGTGTCGGCGACATCATCGAGCCGTTGGGGGTCAAGTTCACCAACCCCATGCCGTTCCTGTGGCAGCACAACCACGACCAGCCGGTCGGTACGTGTGAATTCGGTCAGCCGACTGCGAACGGTATCCCGTTCAAGGCGAAGGTTGCCAAGACCGACGAGCCCGGCCTCCTCAAGGATCTGCTCGACCTCGCTTGGCAGTCGATTAAGCTCGGCCTCGTTCGCGCGACCAGCATCGGCTTTCGGCCGATCGAATACGCCTACATGGAAGCCGGCGGCATCCGCTTTACGGAAGTGGAGGTGTTCGAGCTTTCCGCGGTCACCATCCCGGCCAATGCCGACGCCATCATCACCGCCATCAAGTCGATCGATACCGGACTGCGGCATGCGGCTGGCATCCCCGACCCAGAGATTCCTGCAAACCCCGAACGTGCCGCGTCAGGCAAGAGCGTCCGGGTCGTCAAGCTGGAGAACCCTGCCCGCGATCGGGCTCCCCCTGTTGTGATCCGCGAAATCAAGCGGCTCGCCTGATCAAAGGACGATAGACGATGAACTATGCTGCGCAGATTGGCGCATTCGAGACCAAGCGCGCCGCGCTGGTCGCCGCCAACGACACCATCATGGAAAAGGCCGCGACCGATGGGGCAACCCTCGACGCTGCCCAGACCGAAGAATTCGACGGCAACCAAGCCGATATCGAAGCGATCGACAGCCACCTGAAGCGCCTCAAGCAGGCCGAGAAGTCGGCTGGCGAGAAGGCCACCCCGGTCGCTGGCGGCAGCGCTGCCGATGCCGGGACGACCCGCGGCGGTTCGCGGATCGAAATCAAGGGCCACAACCTGCCCAAGGGTACTGCCTTCACGCGCTACGCGATGGCGCTCGCGCGCTCGAAGGGCAACCTGATGCAGGCCGCCGAAATCGCCAAGACCTGGCGCGACAGCACACCGGAAGTCGAGAACGTGCTCAAGGCTGCCGTCTCGGCGGGCACCACCACTGACACGGCCTGGGCAAAGCCGTTGGTCGAATATCAGAACATGACCAGCGAGTTCGCCGAGCTGCTTCGTCCGGCGACGATCATCGGCCGCATTCAGGGCCTTCGCCGCGTTCCGTTCGAGATCAAGATCCCGCGTCAGACCGGCGGTTCGTCGGTCGGATGGGTCGGTGAAGGCAAGCCGAAGCCGGTCAGCGCGCTCGCGTTCGACCAGATCCGCCTCGGCCGCGCGAAGACCGCAGGCATCGTCGTGATCACCGACGAACTCGCGCGGGCATCCTCGCCCTCGGCCGAGCAGGTGGTGAAGGACGATCTGGTCAGCCAGACCGCGCAGTTCCTCGACCAGCAGTTCGTCGACCCGACGAAGGCAGCAGTGCAGGACGTTTCGCCGGCGTCGATCACCAATGGGGTTACCCCCGTCGTGGCGTCGGGTGTTGATGCAGACGCCGTCCGGCACGACGCCAAGCTACTGATGAGCAAGTTCCTGGGCGCCAACCTGTCGCTGGCAGGCGCGGTCTGGATCATGACCGAGATGCAGGCACTCGGCCTCGCGCTGATGACCAATCCGCTTGGCAACCCTGAGTTCCCGGGCATGGTCATCAACGGCGCCAGCGGCGGCACCTTCATGGGCCTGCCCGTCGTCTTGTCGGAGAACGTGCCCGTCAATGCGGGCACGGGTACCCCCGTCACCGGTGCCGGTTCGCGGATCATCCTCGCCAAGGCGAACGAGATCCTGCTCGCCGACGACGGTGAGACCATGCTCGACGTTAGCAGCGAGGCATCGCTGCAGATGGAAAGCGCGCCGGATGCTCCGGCGACTGCGAACACTGTCCTTCTGTCGCTCTGGCAGAACAACATGATCGGCATCCGCGCCGAGCGCTACATCAACTGGGGCAAGCGCCGCCCCGGTGCGGTGCAGTTCATCGACAGCGCCAACTACGGCGGCGGCTGAGTCCATGTAGCTCCCGCCCGGACGCTTACCGCGCCCGGGCGGGCCACGCCGTTCTTGAAAGGATAGGCGATGAAGCACCAAGCATATTTCACTCGAGCCCTGAAGGCGAACGACCCGCGCTATGCCCGGGTATTCGGCAAGCTCGGCTACGACCGCGCCGACATCGTCTCGGACGACGCGGCAACCATGGAGCCTACCGGCACCGGCGGCGCTGGGGATGATCTGGAACAACTGCGCGCGAAATATCAGGCAGCCGTCGGCAAGAAGCCGTATCACGGCTGGGACGCCGCGGTTCTGCGCGAGAAGATCGTCGAAGCCAAAGGCCCGCAGGCCTGATGCGCTTCCTCGGCTTTGACTTCGGACGGACCAAGTCCGTCAGCCCGGTCGACGACCGGCGCGGCTGGTTCGGCATCGTCCGAGAGAGCTTCGCCGGCGCTTGGCAAGAGAACGTCGAAGTCAAAGTCGAGAGCGTACTGGCCTATCACGCCGTGTTCGCGTGCATGACGCTGATCGCGTCCGATATTTCCAAGCTACGGGTGAAGCTCGTTGCGCAGTCCGCGACCGGCATCTGGTCGGAGACGACGCGCGCTTCCTACTCGCCGGTTCTGCGCAAGCCGAACCCGTTTCAGACCCGCATCCAGTTCTGGGAAAGCTATTTCCTGTCGAAGCTGGCGCGCGGCAACACGTACGTCCTCAAGCGGCGCGACGGGCGCGGCATCGTAACCGCACTGTATGTCCTCGACCCGAACCGCGTGAAGGTACTCGTCAGCGACGAGGGAGAAGTGTTTTATGAACTCCAGGCGGACAATCTCGCCGGGTTCACCGGAGCGATCGCCGTCCCTGCGCGCGAGATCATCCACGACCGGTTCAACTGCCTGTTTCACCCCCTCGTCGGACTCTCGCCGCTGTTCGCAAACGGCTTGGCCGCAACGCAGGGCCTAAAGATCCAGAACAACTCGGCGAACTTTTTCGGCAACCAGTCCCGCCCTGGCGGCATCCTCGTCGCACCCGGGAACATCGGGAAGGATACCGCCGACGAGCTCAAGGACAATTGGCACGTCAACTACAGCGGCAAGAACGCCGGGAAGGTCGCCGTCCTTGGCAACGGAATGAAGTATGAATCGATCGCGGTGACGCCGAGCGATGCCAAACTGATCGAGCAGCTGAAGTGGACGTCCGAGGTGGTCTGCTCGACCTTCCACGTTCCTCCGTACAAGCTCGGCATCGGCAATCTGCCGACGAACAGCAATGTCGAAAGCCTGAACCTCGAATATTATACCCAGGCGCTGCAATCGCTGATTGAAGCCGCTGAGCTTTGCTTGGATGATGGCCTTGGCATCGGCGAAGGCTTCGGCATCGGAACGGAATTCGATCTCGACGGCCTGTTGCGCATGGATACGGCTGCGCTCGTAGAGGCCGAGTCCAAAGCGACCGGCGCCGGCATTAAGAAGATCGACGAGGCGCGCCGGCGCCTTGACCTCGAGCCCACCGAAGGGGGCGACACGCCCTACCTGCAGCAGCAGAATTACAGCCTCGCAGCCTTGGCGAAGCGCGACGCCAGTGTTGATCCGTTTGCGAGCGCCGGTACCGCCGCCCCGGGCACAGCGGCCGATCCGGCGAACGACAACGCCGTCGCAGAACAGCAAGCGCGCGCGACGATCGCGCTGTTCGAGAAAGAACTTCGGGAGGCCCTGAATGCTTGACATGAAGGCGCTTGCTCAAGCCACCGCGACGGTTGTCCGAGAGATCCTCCCTGCGCTTCTGAAGCAGGAAACGGCACCGCTGCTCCAGCGCATCGCAGAGCTTGAGGCTCGCGAACCGCTGCCGGGCAAAGATGGCAAGGACGTCGACATCGACGAACTCGCTGCCATGATCAATCGTGCAGTGGCCTTGATCAAGATCCCGGCCGCGCAGCCGGGCGTCGACGGCAAAGACGTCGATATGGCGGAAGTGCGCGCGCTTGTGCTTGCCGCCGTTGCAGACCTGCCCCCGGCCGAGCCCGGCAAGGACGCTGACCCTGAGTTGGTTCGCTCGTTGGTCGCCGAGGCGGTCGCCGCGATCAACGTTCCCGAGCCGAAGACCGGCAACGACGGCAAGGACGTCGACATGGATGAGGTCCTGGCGTTAATCGTCGCGGCGGTGGCGGACCTGCCCCCGCCGCAAGCGGGGAAGGATGCAGATCCCGAGCTCGTTCGATCGCTGGTCGCCGAAGCGGTCGCTGCGATCGAAATTCCTGCAGGTAAAGACGGCAAGGACGTCGATGCCGAGCAGGTCCGCGCGCTTGTGCAGTCCGCGGTCGCCGCGTTGCCGCCCGCGCCGCCCGGGAAAGACGCCGATCCGGATCTCGTTCGATCACTGGTGGCCGATGCCGTTGCCGCGATCGACCTACCGCAGCCGCGTGATGGCAGGGACGCTGACCCGGCTGCCGTAAAGGCGCTCGTCGATGAGGCAGTCGCAGCCTTGCCGCCGGCGGCCCCGGGCAAGAGCATTACTGCTGAGGACGTCGCCCCCCTGATCAGGGAGGAAATCGCTAAGTCTGTTGCGGATGCCGTTGCCGCTCTGCCCCTCGCCAAGGACGGGGTCGGCGCGGCTGGAGCGGTGATCGATCGTAACGGTTCGCTCGTCTTGACGCTCAGTGACGGCAAGATGGTCGATCTTGGTCGCGTGGACGGCAAGGACGGACTCGACGGCACCAGTCCCGAAGATATGGCAGTCGAACTGCTCCCGGACGGTCGCACCGTGCGGTTCGTGTTCGTCAAAGGCGAGAAGGAATTCGCCTTCCAGGTCCCGTTCCCGGTCGTGCTTGACCGCGGCGTGTTCAAGGAAGGTACCGCCTATGAGCACGGCGATGCGGTGACGTTCGGCGGCTCGCTGTGGATCGCGCAGCGCGCGACTGGCGAGAAGCCGGAAGGCAACAACACCGGATGGCGTCTCGCGGTCAAGAAAGGTCGCGACGGCCGCGACCTGAACAAGGAATAGGCGGCGATGACCGTCGACCAGATGCGGGCCATTATCGGTGCGGGCCCCGATGTGCCGGATGAAGAAGTCATCGTCCGGTACGGAAGCTTCGCCGCGGCGCAAGCCGATCGTGGTCTGCCGATCGAGGAGGTTCGCGCTCAAGTCCGCCTCGAGCGGACCGACTCCTCGGAGGATAGCTACCTCAACCTGCTGATCCTGGCAGCGGCGCGCGCGGTGCGCAACGAGTTGAAGCGCCCCGTCGACCTCACACTTGATGACCCCGACAATGACGTCATCAAGGTCGCGATGCTGCTGCTCATCGCTCACTGGTTCGACAGGCGCGAGCCGGCTTCAGTCGGCTCGCAAAGCTCAGAGCTTCCGTTCACCGTCACGTTCCTGCTGGACCCTATCCGAAAGTGGGTGTGCTGATGGCTGCGCTCGGGTTGGCCAGCCGCCTCAAGCACAAAGTTACGATCCAAGAGCCAAACGTGGTCGACAACGGCAAAGGCGGCCGCAAGACCCCGGCTGGTGAAGCCGCATGGAAGGATGTTGCGACTAACGTACCCGCCGAGGTCTATCCGCTGCGCGGCGGGGAAGCGCTCAGCCTCGGTGTGCAGCGCGCGACCCAAATCTACCGCGTCACGATCCGCAAGCGTCAGGGTCTGACCCCCAAGCATCGGCTGCTCTGGCAGGGCATGGTCCTCGACATCAAAACTGCCCCGCCATGCACCGATGGGCAGTCAAACGTGATGACCTGCGAGAGCGGAGCGATCGGCTGATGGCGCGCTCGAAGCTGCGAGGCATTGGCCGTTTCAAGCGTCTGCTGCGGCGTATGCCCGAAGCGGCCCGCGGTGAAATCGTCGTCGAACTGAGTGTGACCGGCCGTCAGATCAAGCAGGCCATACAGGCGAAGGCACCCCGGAAAAGCGGTGCGCTTCGAGAGGGCATCGAAAGCAAGGTGCTACCGAAGTCGCTGCGGCTTCAGGTTGGCCTCTTGGGCGGCCGACGCGGGAACCGGGATCTGTTCTACGGGCGCATCCAGGATCTTGGTCGCAAGGCTCAGGTGGTTCGAGTGCTCCGCCGACACAGCGACTTCGCGCACACCTTCAACCGGAACGGCACCCGGAAAAAGACCGTCGAGTCGGCCTACCTCATGCGGGTGCGGGCGATGGCGCCGAAGCGGTTCATCACCGGTCGCTTTCCTGAACTTCGCCAGGCGTTGAACGCCAACCTGCGCGGTATTCTAACCCGCTCGCTAAGCCGCATTGCCGGAGGTTCTGATGAGTAAAGCGAAGGCGATGGTTGAAGCGGCTGCATTCGTAGCGCTGGATACCGGCATCACCGGGGCAACGGTTTTTCAGGATGCCCCGGAGAACGCCCCGACGCCGCTAGTGATCATCGGTGACCTGAAGAGCGCCCGGCTGCCACTTAAGGGGGCCGACGCTGACCGCCGCGTAACGATCGCGATTGTTACCATAGTGGAAGCTGAGGAGCGTGCGCCGCTGCTCGCGTTGCAGGAGCAGATCGAGGACGCGCTGGATGGTCAGAACCTCGAGCAAGACGGCTGGACGCTCGCATTCGAGTTCGAGGACGACGACGCCGTCCTGAGCGAGGATGGCTCAACTTACACCGGCATCACCAGCTTCACCGTGCTCGCGATCGCGCCTTAGCCCCCCCTTTCCACGCAACCTACCCGCCGCGCATCGCCCGCGCGCATTCACAGGAGAATCACCATGGCAAAGAAACTCGGCAGTGATTACCGCTTGTTTGTCCAGTCGACGACGGCTGGCACGTTCAACCAGCCCGCAGGTCAGGGCAATCTCAGCATTGATCGCGGCAAGGCGTTCTCGTCGAACGCGACCAAGGATCAGGAGGGTGTCGACACCCAGGCGCCGGGCTTGCGCACCCTGACGATCAAGCAGGATCTGACGCCCGATCTGCCGGACGCCAACGGCTACACTCGGATCGAGACGCTCGACAAGTCGAACGCCGCCGAGGTTTACCAGATCCGGAAGAAGCCGTTCGCGACCGGCGACATCGTGTTCGAATGCTCGATGTACACCTCGATCGATAGCTCCGGCTTCGACCAGGGCGCGAGCGTCAAGTCGCCGCTGACGCTGCAACCGGCTGCACAGCCGACGATCGACACGCTCCAGTAAGCGCGACGCCGCCCCTCCCATAAGGATCCCCGGATGATCAAGATCAATGGCAATTCTCTTCCGACCAGCAAGCCGCAGGATCTGGACGAACAGCTGATCGCCTCGACCGGCCACGGCGTGCGCGAGGTGCATGCGTTGCTCGGCGGAGGGCCCGGGCTTGCTGCTCGTGCCCTCGCCCCGTTCCTCGGCAAGGACGCCCCTGCGCTGAACGAACTCGCCTGCGATATCGCAGCGGACCCGGATTCCATCGGCGCGATCGCTAAGCTGTATGCGCTGCCGGCGGACGTGGTCGTAGAGGTCACCGCGCAGTGAGCGACCTCGATACTGCAGCGTTCGCGAACGCGGATCGGGGTGAGCTTTCCCTGATCCTCGACGGCGCTACCATGGTGCTGCGCCCTACCTTCGAGGCGCTGACTGAGATCGAGCAGACTCTCGACCGCGGCTTGGTGGATCTGGCGCGAGATGCCTTGGCTGCGAAGCTGAAGCTAGCCGAGACGGCGCAGATTGTCACCGCTTGCGTCCGCGCCTGGGGCAAGGAGGCAGGGGACAAAGGCGCGTCGGGAGCGAACGCAACCCGCATCGCCCGTTTGATCGTCGACAGCGAAGGCGGCCTTCATAACGCACTGCGTACCGTCGGCGCGCTGCTCTCGCTCGCGGTCACCGGCGGGTACACCGCATCGGGGGAACTGAAGCCGTCGACGATGACGACGACGGAGAAAGCCCCCGTCGACGGCTGATGGGCACGGCCGTCGTCCTGCTGGGATGGCGGCCGGGCGATTTCTGGCATTGCACACCGGTCGAGTTCTGGACCGCGATGAAGGCGTTTGAGCGCGCCAATCCCCCGAACCCATCCTGACAGGAGGCGTCTATGGCTGATCAGACTGAACGCCTGCTGTTGCAGGTCGACGCCGCGACCGAGTTGCTGCGTCGCAATCTGGCTGAGGGCGAGAAGCCGCTCGACCGGTTCGAGAAGCGTGCCGCGAAGATGGCGGAGAACGTCGACGGCTCGATCAGCAACATGGGCAAACGCTTCAGTGCGTTCGCCGAGCTTGCGGATACCGCGGCAACACGCGCGCAGAAGTCGTTCGAGGCCAGCTTCAGCCAGGTTCAGCGGCTCGCCGCCACGGCAATCAAGGGTCCGACGATCGATGGCGGCATCAATCTGGGTGCCGACGATATCCGTGCCGGCGCAGCTGCCGCGCAGGACCAGGCTCGAGCGTTCGCGTTGATCGGCGAGGCGGCGGAACGCGCGGCGGCCGCCGAACGCGACACGTCGGAAGCGACGCGCCTATTCATCCAGGCCACGAACGCTTCCCGCATCGAAGCCGAACAGAAGGCAGCCGCCCTTCTGGCTGAGGCAGGCGCGCTGGAACGCGTCGAGATCGAGCTACGGCAGAGCGCTGAGGCGACCGAACTCTTCGTCACGAAGCATCAGCGGATCGCCGAGGCGGCGGCTGAACAGCAGCGCCTCTCCACCGCGACTGCTGAGACCGCTCGGGAACAGAAGGCTTTGGGTGCGTCCGCGGACGCCCTGCGCGCCTCGATCGACCCAATGTATGCGGCACAGCAGCGGTTCGATGCAGAACTGACGCGTGCCGAGACGCTGCTGTCGGCTGGAACGATCAGCACCCGCGAGTATGATGCGGCTGTGCGCGTTGCCACCGCGGCCTTGCAGGCACACGCCGCCACGGTGACGGGCGTTGTGGAGCAGGATCGCTTGCTCGCCGCGAGCGCGGAAGAGGCGGCCCGCGGACAGCGCGCGCTTGCGGCCGCAGCCGATATTGTGCGCGCCGAACTCGATCCGATGTTCCTTGCGCAAAAGCGGTTCGACGACGAGTTGAACCGTGCCGACAGCCTTCTGGCGGCAGGTGCGATTCATCAGCGCGAGTATGCCGCGGCAGTCGAACAGGCGCGTGCCAACCTTTACGCACATGCGCAGTCCGTCGCCGGTAGCGGATCGGGTACGAAGGCGCTGTCGACCAACACGAATGCCCTGCGGTACGCGATGCAGGGCCTGTCCTATCAGGTGCAGGACACGTTCACCCAGTTGAGCATGGGCGCGAACGTCCTCCAGGTCGTTGCTATCCAGGGTGGCCAAACGGCTGGCCAATTTGCCAACCTCGAGGGCAAAGCGGGATCGTTCGCCCGGTTCATGATCGGCCCGTGGGGATTGGCCATTACCGGGGCGCTGTTGATCCTCGGGCCACTCACGAAGGGCATGTTCGAGTTCAGTGACGCCACGAACGACGCGGTTGAAAAGCTGAAGAAGGACGCGATCGAGAGCGATGTCACTGCCCGCGCGAAAGCCCGGTTCGCCGGCACTGTCGAAGGGCTGACGGGGGCTCTCAAGGATCAGGACAAGGCGCTTCGTCAAACGGCTGACAGCGAGCGGTCGTCGGCCGAGCGCGCCAATATCGCGGCGCGTGCGAAGCGCGACGAGGCTCTCGCAATCCGACAAACGACGGTTGCTCGCCTGGCGGAAGCCGAGGCGCGGCTTGGCGACTTCTCGTCGACCGGCGGTACAACTGGTGCGGCTGCGCTTCAGAATCAGGCTCGAAGCGATCAGGTCAACAAACTGAAGGCTGAGCGGACGAAGGCTGAGGCTGCCGTCACCGCGGCCGAGCACCAGCTGAATGTGACCCGGGTCGACCTCGCGGCGGAGCAAGCTGCGACCTCGATCGATCCAGTTCGATCCGTAACGAAGGCGATCGACGACAAGATCAGCGCGCTCAAGAATGAGCTGCGCACGCAGGCTCGGCTCGGTCAGGTCGTCGGCGCAGAATCATTGAAGCGGCTCCGGGAACTGGAAGCCCAGAAGAAGGCCGCAACCGATCTGGCGCAGGCCAACCAGCGCGCGGCGAATGCCAAGCCGAACAACAACCAGATCGGCCGCGAGGTCAATGTGGCCGAGGCCACCAGCATCATTGCGGGTATCGGCGGGCATGTGACCAGCGGTCTACGCTCGAACGAACGGCAGGCGCAGCTGTATGCCGACAAGCTCGCCGGTCGGCATGCCGGACCGGTCGCCAAGCCAGGCACGAGCGACCACGAGCGCGGCCAGGCGATCGACGTCGCTTACGGCCCCGGCATCAGCGTCGCATCGATCCGGCAGGCATTTGCCAAGGAAGGCGTCGCGATCCGTCAGCTGATCGACGAGCGCGACCAGAAGGTGTTCCACGTCGCCTTCGGCAAGAAGGGGCCGAACCAGCAGACGGTCGACAGCCAGGCGGAACGCGCGCGGCAGAAGGTGTTGAACGACGACATCGCCTACAGCCAGGAAGAGCAGCAGGCCCGGCAGCGGCTCACGGCGGCAACGCGCAAATCAGCCCAGACCGAGGATCAGCGCGACGCCGAACTGGTCGCAAGCATCAACGCCGAGGCCGACAGTCGCAAGCAGAAGATCGATCTGCAGCAGGACAAAGGAATGTCCAAGGCGCGGGCGGACAATCTGCGCTCGTTGAACGAACAGACCCGCACGCAGGAGTTGCAGAACGCTGCGGCCGACCGCGCAACGCGAGTCATCGAGCAGCGCTACAACGTCGACAAACAGAACCTCGAGTCACAGGTCGCACTGCTCCGCATCAGCGAGGACATGGCGCCGACCGAGCGCGATCGGCGTCGCATTGCCGAGCAGATCCTCGAGGCCGAGCAGACGCTTCGCCGTCAGGCGCTCGAGCGCGTGCGCGACACCTCGAAGGATCCGGAAGCGGTCATGTCGGCGCAGCGTTCGCTCAGCGCGCTGCCAGCGCTGGAAGGTGCCGAGCGCGGCCAGCTTGCCCGGCAGAACGCGTCCCCGCTCGATGCCTACCGGGACCGCCTCAAGTCGGCGACCGCCGATACCAACGCTGCGCTTCAGGGCGTCGCGGTCAACGCGCTCGGCTCGCTTGAGAGCAGCGTGTCCTCGTCGATCGGCAAAGTGCTCAAGCTGAAAGGCGCGTTCGGCGAGATGGCGTCGAGCATCATCGCCGACCTGGCACGGATCGCGATCGAAAAGGCGATTGTCAGTGTGATCGGAAGCCCGCTCGGCTTTGCCAACGGCGGTTCCCTTGGCGGCATCCCTGGGCGCGCGGATGGCGGATCGTTGGGCGGACTGATCAGCGGACCTGGGCACGGCCGTTCCGACAGCATCCTTGCGCTGCTTTCGGGCCCGGGGGGCGGCGCAGTGCGGTTGTCCAATCGCGAGTTCATCATGAACGAAGGCGCGGTGAACTATTACGGCGCGAGCGCCATGGCCGCGATCAACGCGCGCCGCCTGCCGCGCTTCGCCAATGGCGGATCGCTCGGCGGGTCGCCGTCCCTGCCCAACCTGCGCGCGCCGCGCCTGCCCGCAGCGGCGTACGGTGCTGGCGCATCCCGGCGCATGCAGCTCGACGGCAACATCACCGTCAGTCCGAGTCCGGAGTTCGACGCCAAGATCGAAGGTGTCACCCTGCGCACGGTTGGCGCGACTGCGGAGCCGATCATGGCCGGCGCGACTGCGCGCACGATGCGCAAGCTCAACAGGCCGGAACTACCGGGGGGGTTCGACTGATGCTGATCACCATCCCGTCCGACCCCGTCGCGTCCGATATCGATTGGACGATTGACCAGCCCGGCCAGGCCAACCGGGGAGAGTTCACCGCGAAGCGGCGGGTTACCCTTTTAAGCGCAGCTCCGCGTTGGTTCGCTAAGGTCACCCTGCCCGCGATCACCGGTGAAGACCGCGTGTTCGAATGGCGCGCGTTCGTGGTCGACTGCGACGGCATCGCCAACAGCTTTCGAATCATTGCTTGCGAGAGGGACCAGATCGCCGGATCGTTGGACGTTCGCGTGAAGGGCGCCGATCAAGGCGACACTTGTTGATCACGTCCGGATGGGGCGCGGCTGGGCTCAAACTCAAACGCGGACAATTTATCACGCTGGGCGACCAGTTGCTGATGCTTAATGCCGCGGTCGTGGCGGACGGTGACGGCAACGCCACGCTTGCGGTTAAACCGTACATTCGGGTGGTGCCGGCGGACAAAGCGCCCATCGAGGTCAAGCGCCCCTACGCGGTGATGGCGATGTCGGATCCAAAGAACGGCTGGAAGGTCGGCATCGGACAGAAGTACGGCGTTTCGTTCGACTGCGAAGAGGCTTTCTGATGGATAGCCGCCCCGACGATGCCGCCAACGCCGCCCTTTCGGCAACGGTTCGCAAGCCAGTCACCTTTTGCTTTCTGGACCTTGCCGACGGTCCGATCCGGGTCACCAACGCACCGTACAGCTTCGCATTCGCCGGGACGGGCGATGAGGATCTTGACGGCTTCACCTTCACCGCGATCGATCCGCGCGTCGTGTCGGTCGGCGCGGTGAAGGCGCGTGAGGGCGGCACCGATACGCTGTCGCTCCAACTGTCCGGCCTCGCTGGCGTCGACGACGAGCTGATGACGCAGATCGGCAACCGAGCAAACTATGTCGGCCGTGACTGCCGCCTCTGGCGCGCAATGCTCGACCCGCAGCAGCTGACCCGGATCGGCGCGATCTGGTCGTATTACACCGGCTACATGTCAGTCCCGAAGATCGTCGGTGATCGCACAAGCCAGACGATCAATCTCGACGTCGAATCGTACCTCGCGTTCTTCAGCCAGGCGTCGAACCGGACTTATCTCGATCAGCAGAGCTACGACCCGAACGACCGGTCGGCCGAGCTCGCGATCGCGATCGCCAATGGCGCCAACCGAAAATCCTGAACGGGGAGTCGATTATGTACCGTCTACCCGATTGGGAAACGCGCCTCGCCGCGTATCTCGAACCTCTTCGCGCGCTCCCCTTCGCATGGGGGCAGCATGATTGCTGCACTTTCGCGGCTGGCGCGGTAAAGGCCATGACCGGTACGGATCCGATGCCGGAATTTCGCGGCCACTACACGACCCCGCGCGGCTCGGCGCGGGCGCTGCGCCGGTTCGGCGCAGGGACCTTGCCGGCCACGCTGAACAACAAGTTCGAGACGGTTGATCCGTCGCTCGCGCACCGCGGTGACATTATCATGTCCGACGGGCTGCTCGGCATTTGCCTAGGCCCGTTCCTCGTCGCGGTCGGTGCCGAAGGCGATCGCGAGGGACTGGTGCGGATCGACCGCAACCGCTGGGTCGCGCCCCGCGCCTGGCACGTTCGGTTCGGTCTGTAGCGGATGGCCAAGGCCCTAAAATTTGCTGCTCTCGCGGTTGGCGCTGTCGCTCTGATCGCGACCGGTGTTGGCGCCGTTGCGCTCGGCGGGCTTGCTGGGTCGCTCACCATCGCCGGTGTTTCGACTAGCACCTTGCTGCTCGCTTCGGCTGGCCTGTCTGTCGCTGCCGGGCTCCTTCAGAAAGCTCCGAAGGTCACCGCGTCGCAGACGGACCGGCTGACTGCCAGCATTGACCCCCGGGCTTTCCGCAAAACGGTGCTCGGACAAACCGCGATGCCGGTCGACGTCCGGTACGAGGAGTGGTCGGGCAACAATCAGGAGTTCTGCGACTGGATCGTTGCTTTCGCCAGCCATGCGATCGACGGGCTTGAGGAGGTATGGCTCGATACCGAGTTGGCGTGGTCGGCGACGACCGGCTACTCTGCGAAGTACAACGGCTATTTCTCGATCCCGAACCTCGTGCTCGATGGCACCGGCCAGAACGCCTTCACGTTCGGCAGCGGCCAATGGAACCACAACACTGCCCGCCTGACCGGCTGCGCATACGCGCGCTTCCGCTTCAAGGTGACCGGGAACAACAAGAAGGCAGAGAGCCCCTTCTCGAGCGGGATCCCCAGCAGGATCACCGCCATCGGGCGCGGCGCCAAGCTGTACGATCCGCGCCGCGACAGCACCGTTGTCGGCGGGTCGGGCCCGATGCGCTGGAACGACCAGTCGACTTGGCGCTTCACGACCGACGACGGCATCGTGATCGGCGAGAACCTGCCGCTTCAGATCCTCCGCGTCATTCTTGGCTGGCGGATTAAAAATCCGAGCAACGGCGTGATGAAGTTGGCAACCGGCGCGGGCGTACCCGGGCGGCGCATCAGTTTTCAGTCGTTCCAGACTGCCGCGAACCTCGCCGACGAACTCGTCAACCGCGCAGCCGGCGGGAACGAGCCGCGCTACCACGGCGCGAGCGTGATCTCCGAAGGCGACGACCAGAAGACCGTCCTCGATATGCTTTGCTCGGCATGCTGCGGGCGGTTCCGCGACACAGGCGGCAAGCTGGCGCTCGCGATCTCCCACAACGATCTCGCGGCGGCGGCGGTCGATGACGGCTTGAACGATGACGATGTCGTCGGCGCGTTCACCTGGGATCCCGATCCTTCGCTCGAATCAACGCCGAACGTGGTCCGCGGCCGGTACGTCGACGCAACGTCGGCCTCGCTGTACCAGCTGATCGACTATCCCGAGGTTCGGTTGCCCAGCCCGGACGGGCAGGATCGAATTCTGACGCTCGACCTTGGCGTCGTCGAGAGCCCGAGCCACGCGCAGCGCGTCGCTAAGCAGGTCCTGCAGCGTCGGCAATACTCGCGCCAGTTCGCCGCACCGTTCGATATCCGCGCGTGGAAATACACCGTCGGCGACGTGCTGCCCTTCACCTTCGCCCCGCTGGGGTTCCGCCGCGGAGTGTTCCGCGTGAAGGAGCAGGAGCTCGGGCAGAACGGCACCTGCAACATGGTGCTGACCTTCGAGACGCCAGCCTTTTATCAGTGGGATGCAGACGACTCTTTGCCGGTCCAGGGTGCCGAGCCGATCGTCTACGACAGCACGAACAACCCGCTGATCCTGGCGATCGACGACGCAGCGACCACGGCGTTCTGGAACGGCGTAACCGGCGACGGCAAGCCAGCGGACAACGCCACGAACAGCGCAGATCCGAACAGTCCTTTCGGCTCGGGTACCGTCAGCCAGTTTGAAACGGAAGTCGCCGCGGCCAAGGCGCAGTTGGCCTACATCGACGGCGAGATCGTCACGATCAATAAGGCGGTCGCTGACGCAGACGACCGCATCGACGCTGCCGACAAGGATGCGAAAGACGCACTCGCATCGGCGGTCGACATCCTCAATGACAAGGATGCAAAGCTTAGCGAACGCATCGATAGCGTGGAGGCAGACGGCGGTTATGACGACACGTCGGTGCGGGCGGAGATCAAGCGCGTCGATGACGCGGCGGTAACACGCGATGGTACGATCGCCCGACAGATCGACAGCGTCATTACCGACTTTAAGGCAGGCGACACCGCAGCAAACAGCCGGATCGATCAAGTCGCGACGACTGCGTCCGATGCGAAATCGGCAGTCGGCAGCCTAAGCACCAGCGTTGATACCCGGTTCACGGGGGTGAACACGACGCTGACCAACTACAATGGCCGCCTTACGACGCTATCCACTGACCTCCAGGGCTATGCCAGCCGGACCGGGACGCTGGAGACGACCGTCGGACCGGCGGACGGCAGCAAGCAACCCCTCATGTCGCGCGTGACGACGGCGGAGAACGCGATCGCCAACTTCCCCGGCAGTTACGCTGCGGCGTCGCGCGCCGCTGCGCTTGAGGCGCAGGTCAACGGCGAGGCGGATAGCCGACTGCTCGGCCGTGCAAATGACCAGGCCACAGTGATCGCCGATGCAAAAGTTGGCGCGGTTGCGCAAAGCCTATCGACCCTGTCTGCCCGGATCCGTCAGGGGTCGCCGAACCTTTTGGTCAACAGCGACTTTCATGACGGGCGCAACTATTACGGGACAAGCGGCCCCGGCTGGTCAGTACAAAAAGGCTACTACCCAGGCACGTTTTTGCAGAAGGACGGCACTGAGCACGCTTACATGTGGCAGGACGTAAGCGTTCAAGGAAATGTGTCCTATTCTATCAGCGCCAACTTTGGCAACGATCAGCCGGACAGGGTTTTCCTGTATATTCAGTGGTTCGACGCGAACTATAACTACCTCGGCAACGGCCCCGATATTCGCAACCGCGGCGGTGGTTGGACCCGCGAAAAGAGCGTTAACCTAGTTGCCCCCTCGAACGCCGCAATAGGTCGTCTGATAATCGACACCAACGATAACGTTGGCGGCACGGGCCGTGTCAACAATCTCCAAATGCAAGAAGGCCCGGCTACCGATTACCAGCCCGATCAGTCGCTTGGCGTTATCTCAGCGTCGATCACACAACAAGCTGGCGCGCTCGCCGGGATCGACGGGCGCACGAGCGTCTACTGGTCGGTCACGGGTACGACCGCGGACGGCAGCACAAAGATCGAGCTGCTCAAGTCCGACGGCAGCGCTGGCCTCTTCTACATCGGTGCAAATCTGCTGGTCGACGGCAATGCGATCTTCAACGGCACCGTGACGATCCGCGCGCTCGACCGATCGACCATGACCGCGACCACGGCCGGGAGCGTGTCGGGCACCTATGGTGGCGCTGGCAACCCCTCACTCATCTACATTCCGAACCTTGGTGCCGATATGGCGATCAGGTCCGGCGGCTCGCTCTATTTCACCTTCACCGGTAACATCGCTGCGACGACGGACTCGAGCGGCTCCGTCTATGCTTCGTTCGAGGTCCTGAACGCGGCCGATAACAGCGTGCTCGCGAGCGTCCGCCTGCCGACGCCCGGGTTCGGGCCGAGTGGACGGCTCGACAACTTCGTCATCCGAATCCTGAATGTCTGGGGCGAACTGACGATCCGATGGCGGGTCGCCTCACGCACGACCGATCGGACCTGGTCCATCGTCCAGAACCCGCAATGCTCTGTCTATTGGACCGCGCTATGAACCACCTTGCCCTCTACGATATCGCAACCGGCGCGGTGGTCGGCACGATCTCGGCCGACATTGTGCCGGAGGCGGACGCCGGATTTGCGTACATCGAATACGACCCGCTGACGGATCCGCGCGGTTGGACGGTCGAGAATAATGCGCTTGTGCCGGCATCAGTGCCGGTGACGGTGTCGGTCCCGGTCCGCTACACCTTTAACGAGTGGGTCGATCTGTTCTCGCTGGCCGAGCAGGTCGCGATTGTCACGGCAACGATGTCGGATCCCTTGGCGAAGCTGATCTATGACCGAGCCCAGTCGGCATCCGGCAACATCGATCCCAAGGACGCGCGCACTCTTGAGGGCCTCGGATACTTGGTCAGCAAGGGTTGGGTGAGCACGGCCACACACGACCGGATCGCCGCGTTATGAAGCGGCTCGGGCGCTGGATCATCCAGTTCCTGATCGCGATCGACCAGTTCGCTTACGTGCTGCTCGCCGGGCCGTACTATCTCATCTTCGGCGGTGCCTGCCCCTCGGCGGATGAGACGATCAGCTCGCGCGTCGGCCGCGCAGCGATGGCCGGGGCTTGGTGGGGCAAGCCCTGCGCCTGGGCGATCGACCACCTCTTCATGCTGCTCGGATCGAAGCCCGGGCACTGCGCCCGCGCGATCGAGACGGCCTTCCTCGGCATGGCGCCGAAATAACTCCTCTTCGAAGGGACACTGCTATGTTCTGGCTGCGGCTCATCAACCTCGCAGGCTGGCTGCTTGTGCTCGCGTACATGGCACCAGCGGTCCTTGGCATTCTGCGGGGAAAGCCGCGCGACGGCGATCCACCCCGCCTGATTTACGCCGCGTTCGCGTTGTTGGTGGTCGGCTTCAACCTCCGTTTCCTCGCTCTTTCAGAGTCCGTCGCGTTTCACTTCGGCTTGCTGATCCTCAGCATCGTCGTTGCCGGGTTCACGATCCGCGCCGCGCGCGCATACGGGAGGGGCGCGCATGTCTAATCACCCGGTGACGGTTGCTGTTCAAGGCTGGACCTGGTCGGCGGGGTTGCTCGCTACCCTCAACGCGGTCGTGATCGGCGTCGCGGTCGCGCTGGTGAAGGCTTGGCCCGCTCTCAAGAAGATCGCGAACGATCGCGAAAAGACCGCGCTGGAAGCCCGCGGCGAAGACATGATCAAGATGAATGAGCGCGTCGCGGCGCTTGAGGCTCGGGTCGAAAGTGCATCGCAGGCCGCGCACTCCGCTGAGATGAAGCTCGTTTACGCGGTCAACGCCGTGCAGCTGCTGGCAGCCCCGATCCGTGCCGCCAACCCGAATGATCCGACACTGTTGCAGGCGATGGAACTGCTCGCGGCGGCAACCATCGGCGGGATGCCCGGCTGGGCCCCAAAGATTTCGGCCGAACTCACCAAAATCAAAGGTGTAGGCGAATGATGATCAACGGCAGCATCACCGCGCGCATTGCTTGCGAGCTCGCTGGGGCGGAAGGAATCGTTCCCGAGTGGTATCTCGACAGCGCGACACCTCCGGTCGGCACTTGGGGGATCGGCGTGACCGATTCATCGGGCCATCTGGTGGCGCGGTACAAGGACAAGCCCGCCACAATCAAGCGCGTGCTCGAGGTCTATATCTGGCTGCTGCGGACCACATACGGGCCTGAGGTGCTTGCGGCGTTCAAGGGACGCACGCTGACCGAGGCGCAGTTCGCGGCGGCGCTGTCGTTCCATTACAATACCGGCGCAATCGCCGCGACGGCTTGGGTGAGCCTGTTCCTGGCGGGCAAAGTCGCCGAGGCGCGGAAGTTCCTCGAAACGCACTATCTCAACGACGGCGACCTCAAGCCGCGGCGGATGGACGAAGCTGCCCTGTTCTTCGACGGGAAGTGGAAGCACCTCGACGGCATCGTCAACGTCTACCCGGTCAGCAAGCCGAGCTACCTGCCCGGGAGGCCGGTACGGGTCGATATTCGCGCCGACGTCGCCGCGGCCCTGGCGGCACAGTCGTGAGCGTCTTCACGAACCGTCGCGTGTCATGGACGTCGATCGCCATCATCGTCGGTCTGCCGGTGCTGCTGGCTTTCCTCGCCTGGCTGATTTGGATCCTGTCCGATCCCGTCAAATGGTGCAGCGTCCGCGTGGCCGACACGAAGCTCGCCACCAGTTCGATCGCTGACTGCACCTCGATCGAGATGGAGCTGATCAAGTGGCTCGGGTGGACCGCGGTCGGATTGCTCGGGGTCGTAGCGATCGCGTTCCTGACCATCGTCACGCGCGACTTGAAAGCCAAGATCGACGCGGAAGGCTGGGGCTTGAAGCTGCGCACCGGCGGCGATGCGGGTGAGGCGGCGGACCAGGTAGCCGGCGCGGCGGCGGATGCCGCTGCCGACATCAAGAGCGGTGTCGCATGACGGGCCTCGGAACATGGTTCGCCGCGCGCGCCGCGCAGATCGTCTTCATCCTCGGCGTCGCCGTCTTGGTCGCAACCGTTATTTCGATCCGCTCGTGCGGATCCGCGCAGACGGCGAAGACCGAGACCAAGCTCGCAATCGGCCAAGGGGCCGCAGCGATCGAGAGCGGGTCCGATGCGGTCAACACCGTTGGCAACGCCGCGGGCAACGAAACCGAGATCCATCAGACAGCGAAAGAGGGAACCCATGCGATTCAAGTCGCGCCTGCGGGCAACAGTAACGATGCCGCTGATCGCGCTGCTTGCCGGCTGCGCAGCTACCGTAATTCGGCCAAGTGCGTCACCCTGCTCGGCCCTGCTTCCTGACGAGTGGACGGTCGGCGTTGCGCCGGCAGCGCAGCCGGAGAGCGCCAAACTTGCGGACGGCCACGATGACGCCCGGCCTTGGCAGAGCGGCTTCGTTGAGCAGACCGGACAGCTGGAGGTTGCGAACGGCCGTTACACCGCCGCGGTCGGCATCGTCGGACGCTGCGAAGCTCGTGATGCTGCGGCAATCGCGAAAGCCCGCCCCAAGGTGCTCGGCATCTTCTGATCTGCCTCCAACACAGGAAGGATGCCCGTGGCCAATCCACCCGATATCAAGACATTCCCACGGCGCATCGATCCGAACATGCCGCGCCGGGGCTTCTATCCGGTGCTGACGCGCGGAAGCGAGGTCCGCGACATCCTCCAGCCCGGGGAGGAAGTCACGTCGTTCACAGTCACGCCGAACGCCGAGGCGACCGCTGCGGGGTTGGTGGTCATGACGGATGGCGATTTCGCGCCGCGCTATGCCGACCGGGTCTTTGCCTTCTGGGTCGAGATCGCGACGGCGATGCGCGGCAGTTCGATCTTCAACGGCACCGGCATCGTGTTGGGCGTGGAGCTCAGCTTCACCACCAATTTCCAGCAATCTGACCAGATCACGGTCGGCATCCGGGTGGTGAACAAATGACCGAAGAAACCGAAGGACTTGTACTCGGCGGGACCGTTCACAACGGCGAGCGCGTCCGCGCGACGTTCACCTTCTACCAGGGCATGGTTGGTATCCGCGATCGCGGCGACGTGCGGGAGGTGTCGTTCTTCGCCACTGCGAAGCCCTACACGCCCCTCAACGTCCAAGGCTTGGTCGACGGGAAGCTGGTCGAGGTTCTGACCATTGCCGAGCGCCACCTCGACGCAAATGGCACCGAACCGCGCCCCGGCGAAACGCGCGTCGTGACGCTGACCGTCGCGCCGGTCTGGCTCAACTAGGAGAACGCCGTGGCTCTCGCTCCGCTATCGCAGACGCTCGTCCTTACCGCGGACGGCTCCCCCTACTTGCTGACTGAAGCCGTCAAGATCCCGATTGGGGCGATAGCGCCTCCCCCCAGCCCGGAAACGACATACGCCAACTCGACCGAGATGTTCGCAAACCAGGACGGATTCCTAGCAAGCCTGACCGCCCTCCAGCAAAGGATGATCGCCTTGGATCCTGGGACTACCAGCTATCTCGTCGACTTTGGCACCGGGGCCAACACATCGACCGGAGACACGGTCTTCGCCGCGCTGACCAAGCTGCAAAACTGGATCGCAGCCGTTGAGGCGGTGGCAAACGCCCCGTCATTCTCCGGCAACCCGACGATCTCCCCAGCCAGCGGCGACACATCGATTACCTATACGGCCGCCGATCCGACAATCTTGAACGGCACGATCACTACCCGCCAGTGGCTGCTCGGGACCACCGTGATCGGGACCGGCACCACCATCGTCCCAGGCGCGGGCAACACCGGCCAGCTTACCCGAAAGTTGACCGGCACCGGGACGGATGGATCGACCATCACCTCAAAATCGACCGCAGTGACTGTGGCGGCGGCGGTACCGCCAGTTACGATCAGCGGGACACCCGGATCTGCCACGGTCGGCACCGCATACTTGTTCACGCCGACGACCAGCGGTGGCAGCGGCACGAAGACGTTTGCGCTCACCGGCACCCTGCCAGCGGGGCTGTCCCTTAACCCGACAACCGGCGCCATCAACGGCACGCCGACGGCGGCCGGCACGAGCTCCGGTCTCAATGTCACCGTCACCGACAGCAGCGGCAGCGCGAACCTTGGCAGCTTCGCGGTCACCGTGTCGGCGGCAACTACCCCCTCAACCGGAATACTCGCGAACGGCGTCTGGAATGACGCCGCGACGTGGGACGATACTCAATCTTGGAAGGATGCAGCATGA